TCGAATATTAACCTCTTGGTAATTTCCGAAGCCCGAACTACCATTGTAATAACTGGGATGTCCTCCCCGAATCGTTTTGAAAAAGTCGCAGCTATTAGACATTGTTTACCGTTATCATGATGATTGTTAAACATATAAGTTATATTGTAATTCTGATTGTACTTATTTCTCAGTACTCTCAGTTTACTACGCAACAAGTCAAGCTTATTAAAATCTATGTAGTTATTCAATAAGCTAGTCCACTTAGTTTCTTTATAATTGAAACACCGCCCATAATCAAATTCTGGGTCTACCCATGCTTTTCGTATCTTTATGAATACGTTATACACTACTGCTACCCCACTATTGGCAATAGCCCCCTTTGCAAATAAAGCAGGCTCTAATCTTAGGAATCCCTCATTGAGTTTTTCCCATGCTTCTTGTGAGGTAGCAAATTCTAACGAATGGAGGGACTCCTCCGGATTAAGTTGAAGTCCCTCTAATTTCTTATTCCAACCCGACACGTTGATACTTATTTATAATTCTACTTATTCTACCCTGACTTTTAAGTCCCACTAATTTAGCTAATTGAATCTGAGAGTATTTACCTGTAGTATACTTCTCTAATATCAAGTTAATTTGTTGTTTAGTGAGAGTAGATTTAAATTGGCCTCTATTCCTACCATCTCTCATCATTTGCTGAGTATTCATTTTATAAGTACCCCATTGAAGATTTTTGTAATGGTTATTATAAATGTTATTATCGAGGTGCATTACAATAGGCAGATTGTCTTGATTTGGTATATGTACTAAAGCTACCAATCGATTTAACCTAAAAGACTTACCATTTAATCTAACATATAAATAACCTCTGGTAGGATTTTTAATATATCGTAACTCTTTCCAAGTACCATCTCTTATTCTTTTCCAAACTCTGCCTCTTTTAGAAACATAGAAATTTGGATAACCTGGTATATTATCTTCCTTCATGCTAGTAATTAGTATTTTGTCTCCATAAATTGAGACGTTGTTTTTTAAAGAATAAACTAAATAATCCGCAAGGAGTAAACCCATTCATGGCTAAGAATCCCATATAGAGATAGAAAGCTTTTACTAATGATTCCTGAAAATCTATTTCTTTGGTCATTACTTGAGTTTGTTTCCAGGGTCTACATTTAAGGAAGTTCCTTGCTTTATTGAGTTCATATATTACTTCCCATAAATATAGCTTCTCGTTTTCATGAGATATCTCGCTCATTTCATGAAAACCTGGGGTATAAGAAACTATCTTATCATACTCTGCTCTATCCTCTCTTGCCCAATCGGTTGAACTTAATATAGGATATTTCCTTACACTTCGATGATCTGGGTACTTGATGAGTAGGTCTTTGACTCCGATTGCCATTACCTCAAATAAACTCTTTGCATCTTGGTATTTCAGAATATCTTCTGGCAATATATTAGAATACAAAAGCAAAGTAAAGAAGAATCCCAAGGCATCTGCTTGTTCCTCATTTGCATTTGCTAGATGATTTAATACCTGAGTGTATTCTTCTGAGGTTAAGCAATCATTATTCCATCCATAATCACGATATATAGATACTACTTCATCGGTAGATTCGAATCCTTCGGTTAATTCTTCGATAACTCTACCAATAAAATCCTTTAGAATAACTTGATTCTTTGGGTTATTTATATCTAAGGGATAATCTAGTAACTTCTCTATAGATTTATATCCAGAGAATTGTTCTATCCCAAGATCATACATTTCTTGTAGTATCCGTGCCTCAGTTTCTTCTACCTGAGGCACTTGTTCATTTATATTCCTTATGTCCACTATTTTATGTTTTGAGATGAACCAAATCCTTTATCTCCTCTGCTTCCCCACATTTGGGATTCAGTATAAAACTCCTCTTGCTGAATCTCCTCTGGCTCGGTAATATAAATGGGTACATGAATAAATTGTACCAGCTTTTGACCAGCCTCGATAACCTGAATTTCTTGAGAAGTATTATATACTCCAATGTGTATCTCTCCAACATAAGGGGAATCCACTATCTCGGCAGTAAAGATTAACCCTTTCTTAGTAGCTATACCAGATTTGTTTGCTGCCATTAACATAGATGCAGGAGGTTCTAGCAAACCTTTGATACCCGATGGGATAAGTATACGATGACCTGGTTTTAAAGCTATATGCCTTACGAAATTTTCATTAAATGGCATATCTAAAATATACCCATTTGAATCAAATTCGTTCTTGTCATGAATATCCTCAGGATATAAATCAGTTGGTACATAAAAATCTAACCCAGCATCATTTGGGTTTGCTCTGTTGGGAGATACTACCTCCCTTACTTTGATAAATCTAAATCTGTTCATAATATATTACATTTACGTAAAAGTTGTCCAAAGGTTAATTTCTCGGGTCTAGAAACATGTACTCCCAATGAATTACACATCCTGATTACATCGGTAGAACCCTCCATACATAAATTAGCAAGTACATCTTCTTGCTTTACAGAATAGTTTGGGTTGTTAAGGTATACCTTGAACATAGCCCATATCATCTCTATTGGTTTCATTATTTAGTACACTCTTTATAAAGTTCTCTAATACGTTTTCTTGGTACTTCGAATTTTTCAACGGTTTTGGTAATAACCTCTTTTCTATCTTTTCCTTTCCGAATCAAGCCTCGGATGTATTTCTTGATACCAACTGTATCTTCAAGTACATCCAAATCCTTGTATTGATTCTTCTGTTCAAGTTCTTTCCTTGTGATGTTCAAGTTCTGGGACATCTTGAATGCACATAATTCTGAGTCTCCGCATAGCTTACATTCCTTAGTTGATAAATCATACCCAATACCAAAGCATGGGTCTCCATTAGTACCAAGCTGAGATACATCCAAAGGAGTAAGTATATCCTGCTTAGATAGGTCTGGTAGTTGTTTCTTTTTCTTAGCCATTAGTCATCTATTTTTTTTTCGTTGATGTATACACTATCGAACTGTTTCCCATCCACTTGTAGATAAGAAAAACCGATATTATTAATAAATAGTTCCCTGAGTTCCTCTAATTGTTGGTATGTACCATCCTCTGAATCTTGACATACTTTGATTATCAGACCTGAGCAGAAGTATAACTGAAAGTAATAAACTGTAGTTTCTACGTTAAACCGAGTGCTCTTAATATCAGTAATCCATACCAAGTCCCTACAATTGAATACATTAGTGGGATTAATATTTACTGGCTTAGTAAACCATTTTATTATTCTTTGTAATATCATAATGAATCTGTTAATGGGTGTTCTGTATGCCCATCCCTTTTGCAATGAGGGCAAATATAATAATCAATGAAGATACCTCGTGAATAATTTCTATTCCACTTCTTTCTATGTGCTCTCTTTTTACAGAAGTCACATTTCCAATAAGTATCAAGGTATATTGAATACCCTATTAGGAGTATTCCTATAATTATAAAGTATTTCATATCTTAATGCCTTATGTCCTTTATTCGTAATATACCTTTCCTCCTACGGAGAAAAAGTATATACTCATAGTACTTCTAGTTAACTGTTAGTAAGGCTATGGTTAGGATGTTTCTTCCATAGCTTATCTAACAGTATTACTTTCAATTCTTGTCTCTGATAATATTGCTTTCTATGCTTACCATGCCTATCTAAATAAGGGCCAGGATAATGAAGGTCATCCAGGTATACTTTCTTTTTCGATTTATCGGTTCTTACCAAACGACCAAGAAACTGAATAGATTTTTCCTGACTATCCATGCTTGCTGCATTAAGTAAATACCTAAGCTTAGGAAAGTTTTTACCTCGAGCAATGATTGTAGTTGATACCAGGATATCTATTTTGCCTTCCCTAAAATCCTTCATTATTTGTTGTCTTAACTTAGAAGGAGTATTAACATGCACATAGGCAATATTATAGGCATCGCCCAGTTTCTTTTTAAAGAACTTATATAGATTTTCACAATGTGCAATATGCTTGCATACTACGAGAGCAGGGTATCTGCCTTGATTAAGGTTCCATAGTAATCTATTATAAGCCATTAACCAAGCTGTATAACAATTGGTGATTGAATCATCGTATATTTCCTTATAGGAAATACAATCAGATTCCCAATTACCATACCAGGGTTTACCAGGTACCATCTTTACAACGGTTTTTGTTGAGTAACCCTTTTTGATAGAATCCTTAAGTTTAAACTCGGCAATCACTTTACCAAAGAAACATTCAAGGTTCATATTCTTAACCCTATCCTTAGCAAGCTTACTCATATAAATCGTACCAGATAATCCTATACGAATTCTGGTATTAAATAACCGAGTGATTACATTCTGATATTGCTTACTACCTCCTTGGTCAGCCTCATCTATAAGTACCATATCTATTTGAGATAATTCCTTTTGATAGAATCTCATATTTCTCGAAATAGATTGAACCATACCTATAGTAAAGTTACTCCAGTTTAAAACCTTGCCTTGAACAAAAGTGATATCTTCTCCGGGAAGATATTGCTTAAATTCTTCTCTAGCTTGATTTAACCAATCCGAATCATTAGTTATTAGCAAAGTCTTTAACTGTTTCTTATAGGATAAATATAAAGACGACATGATAAGTGTTTTACCTGCATTAACAGTGTAATCTAATACGCCAATATGAAAAGGTGTATTCCCTATCTTATTATTGATAACTGCCTTAACAGCTTTCTCTTGCTCTGGTCTTAATTTATATTTGCCTATATTCGTAACTACTTTACTGACTTTAGGTAAAGGTTGTCTCATATCTACAACTTTAGGTTTAATCCCCATCTCAATACACATATCGTATACTTTGGGAAGTAAACCTATTTTAAATTGCCCAGTCTTGGTGATGTAATGAATCTTACCGTCCCAATTCTGCATACCTCTTTGCCTTGTACGTAAGTAGAAAGCATTTGGATGTCGAATAGCGAACTCATTATAAAGTTTTTGTGCGAACTTAAGAGGTAAGTCGAGTTCGCACATATTTCCATTCTGTATGATTATCCTACTCATTTGATAATTACCGTTACACCCTTAGTAGATTTATCCATACCCATTGCTTTCTTGAGAAGTTTAATATGATGCTCCTCATCCGCAATCAATTTCTCAAGGAAATAATTCACGTCATCGTAATCTGGGCGTTCTTCGTATTGAGCAATTGCTCTTTGAATTTTCTTGTAGTGACCAATAGTTTCTATCTCGGAATTCAAAGCCATCTTTAAAGCTTGTTCCCAAGTAGAACCAATCTCAATCGTAGGATTAATATTCATGGTAGAGTAATCCTCATAGGGATCTGCCTTTTGTAAAAAGTCCGATATCTTATCAAGGTGTCTCATCTCTACCAAACCAATACCCAACATCAATTCTGATATTTCTTCAAATCTAGAAGACTGTTGGGTATACATAATGATGGCACTTAGTTCTGAGAACTTGGCATTCTTCCAAATCACATAGAACATATTAATTATCTCATCAGGCCATGGTTCGATATCCTTAAAATCTGGATAATCCACGGATTGGTCTGAATACTTGAGGACATCTATAAAAGCATTAGCTGCATCCTCTACTCTGTTTCCGAAAAATTGTAAACCTTTCATATCATTTTCTTATTTTAAATTTAGTATCTCTAGTTCTTGGAATCCTACGTTCCCTTAAGATTGAGGTAATACAAGAAATAGATACTTGATATTTGTTACTTATGTATTTTAATGGGAATCCTTTTATATAATCTTTAACTACGGAATCTCTAATTGTATCTGGCTTTTGTTGACGAGATAAGAAGACTTCGTTTTTAAAAAGCCTACCATCCGATAAGCATTGTTTAATATTTTCTTTCTGGGTACCCCATTTTAAATTTCGATAATAATCATTAGCCGGATTATTATCTAGGTGCATTACTATGGGTAAATTCTCTGGATTAGGTAAATAAACTGTAGCTACTAGCCGAGAAATCTTACAAAGTTTCCTAATGCCACGAGAATCCCTTAGAGTACATTGATACCTGTTCCACATTTTATTAAGATGGGGCTTTAATTTTTTCCATTGCCCGTTTTTACGATTAGACCAAAGTCCTCCCCTTTTACTAATGTAATATCCAGGGAATCCAGGTATATTATCATATTTCACCATATTCAGTTGTTTATAGAATCCCAAAGACTCCCCTCTACCCGAGGTTCATCTAAGGTTCGTTTATCTTTATTTTTATATAAGTATTTATTATATCTTTCGATAGCCTTATCATTATACATCTGACTTGGTTCTGGTAATCCATTACACCAAGCAAGAGCTTCGAACTGGGCATCCAAAAATTGAAATACATTCCAATCCTTTTCATCCATTAGATTATGAATCCTAAGAAAGTGAACATATTTCTCTGGCTGATGTTCATAAGATTCATAAATACCAGTAACACTAGCAACTCTTTTTATGAATTCATCATGGATGTCTTTGGTAAAGCCTGGGTCCTTATCCCCCTTGAGTTCTATTTCGGCATCTATTTGATTAGTGATGTTGTCCTGCATAGATATTAACCTTTGCATAACATTCCGATAGTTGGTCATCCTCTTTAACCCAGTCTCAATGTATTTAATAAAACCTTCCCGGGTATCAAATTTAAAATCTTCACAAAAGGTATTACATACTTCTGCAAGCTTTTTACAATTTGCCCATTCTCGAGAATTACTTTCATTTATTTTACGAACTCCCCTATGCTTTAGCTTTATACGAGTTGCATATAAAATATCAGCAACAAGGGCAGCATCCCCCTTAGATGCTAGTAAAATGTTATTAACTCTCTTAGTATTCTTATTGTTAGAAACTAAGACTGCTCTATGATTTATTGCCTCCTTTCGAGCAATAACAAAAAAAGCCTCAACTGGGAAATTATCTACCTCTAGGGTATTTAATATTTCCTCAAATTGAGACTTAGTTATATGGATAGATGGTTCACGCATAAATATATTATTTTATAATATAATAGGAACTCCCTATTTCAATGAGTTTCTGATTGATATCAATTCTTGATAACTTTGGTACCTGGTAGCATATACTAACTTAAGTGTCTGACTTCTCCCTAAATCATTTACGTCTTTTCCGTCTGGTAAAAACACCACCTTGACTTTTTTATATGCAACAAGCTTGAGAGCCAAGTTGATGGCATATTCTTTTGCGTCTGGGTCCAACAATATAATAAATCTTTCGCATTGGGATTTAAGTAACTCATTGACTTGGAATGCAGATATAGCTTTGCCCATTGTGGCAATTGCTCTATCCCCAATTGTGAGAGCATTAAGTGCCCCTTCGCAAATGAATACCGACCGATACATCTCCAACGCATCATGATTAAAGATGATAAATTGTTTTCCCAAACCGGTGATGTCTTTGTCTGGGTTATTATATCTGGGCCCTTTGCCGATAACATTTCGAGCATTGTAATACCTAAGTTGTCCTCGATAATAAAACGGGATGATAAGGTACCCATATGTTGAGCCGCTTGTTCCATAGCCGATACCGTATCTTGAAAACTTCTCGAGATTAAAGCCGCGTTTCTTGACATACCCTCGAATGCTTTTTGCAAGTTGGCTGTCTCCAAGCGAAATATTTCTAAATCCCTCAGGGAGATATACGGGCTTACTTTCGGCAAGTTCGATTTTCTCTTCTTTGAATTGCAGTTCATCAAATTGGCCATTGTTCAAAAAATTAATTAGTTCATGGTACTCAGTAAATCCTTCTATGTCCATTATTAGTTGAGCAGGGGAAGGATGGGCATTACATCTAAAACAATTGGTTCTATACATAGAAAGGTTAACTCCCAACTTATGTTCTCTCCCACAATAGGGGCAAGTTGGTATACGCATCCAGCCATGTCGATATTCAAAAGCTCCAAGTCTTTTAATGAAATAAGTTTTGAGCTTAGACTTAAACTGATTTGTTATTTTCATAAACTTCTATTTAAGTAGTGACTAATACTAGCTTTACTTAGCTTATACTTTTCTCCCAATTCTTTATTGGAGTAACCCTTGGCTTTATCCCTAATTAACTCTCGTACCCTATCATGTCCTAATCTATATCTCTTTTTAGTTTCTTTAACGTATCTATGAATATGGGTTATATTGTATTTCTGTTTTAGTTCCTTTATAGTAACACCGTTTAAATAATCTTTATTAAGATTAAGTATAGCCTTTCTAGATATGGGTACTTTACCTTGAGGTCTAAATCTATTATCCCTGATACACTGTTGTATATTTTCTTTCTGTGTACCCCAATAAAGATTAGTATGTATATTATTGCAAGGGTTATTATCTTTATGACATACATGAGGTTTACTCTCTGGGTTAGGTACCCAAGCTAAGGCTACTAATCTAGAAGCCTGAATCCTTTTATGTTTATTACTATCTCTTAATATATGATATATCCTACCCCGATTGATGGTACCTTTTAATAACATCCATACTTTTCTTTTAGGGTAGTATCTATATAACCTACTTCTCTTAGAAATATAATAATCTGGCCACCCTACTATATTAGAGATTAACTTTCTTTTAGATATCACCTGATTTCTTCTCATACTTTTCTTTATTTGCAGAGGGATTATCTTTAGAACTCTTCATCATAGAATCTAATACTCCAGAATACACTTCATCATATTGTTTACGTTGTTCCCTTGTAAATTCCGTACATCTTTGCCTTTCGACATCGCATTTGAATAATGCTCTACCGGAAGGAAGACCATCCCTTTGTACTACTATCTCAGCTCGAAGAATATTATCTTTTTCTTCTTGCTCAGTAGAGTTAAGACCCATGATAACCTGGGCATTACGAACGATTGCAATTGAACCAGAGATATCATTCTCATCATACCGAGTAAGCCTATGCTTTTTACCTTCACGAGTAATGTGATGAGCAGTCCATATAATGTCTAAATGTAATTCCTCTGCCAGATTCTGAAGATCTACGTATACATTAGATATTCTTTCGAAATCTTCCCTATCCCCCGCTATTGATGCAAGTTTACCAGCGTAGTCAACCATAAGAACTTTAATATCGATTCCTTGATTACGAAGTTGAATTATCTTTTCCCTTATATAAGTGGTATTAGTAATCATTGCTGGTACACGCTCAACTACTAATTCAACTCCAAACCTTGCAAGTTTCCTTAAATGCTTTGCCTCAAGTTTATCATACTCACCAGAGTATAATTCCTTCTTAGTTTTATTGATACTGGATTGAATAAAACGGTCCATGATCTGTTCTTGGCCATTTTCTGTATCAATATATAATACTGACTTCTTCATTCTGAGATAACCTCTTGCAAGGTTTACCATAAAGAAGGTTTTCTTTGCCTTGGGTTTATCTAGTATTACATTAACGGAATGCTCTGGATAACCTCCTGCATTAGTTAGTTCATTCAACTGCCTAAATGGGCAAGGTATAACTGAAGGTTCTGATTGTCTTCTAAACTGTCTCTCAGTAATATCCCGAATCATATATAGGGGTTCATCCTCTTTCTTAGATTTACTTTTCTGAAGTACCTTTTCAATCTTCCTTGAATATTCTTCGTATTGTTCGAAGTTATCCAAATCGAAAGAATCATTTAAGTTCTTCATCTCAACATAAGTAGAGAACTGATATATCTTTTCTTTTATGTAATCAGAATCCGATAGGGGTATATGATAGAGATTACTTATTAGTTTATTGATATTGGGTATATCATCCTTAGTTACCAAATCCACATAGGTTTTGGATTCTAGTAACTCTTTTAATACTTCCTTTAGAATATTCTCAGAGGGCATTCTGCCTTGCTTCTTAAAATATTTTGATATACCCTCGAAGATAAGGGAGTGTTCTATGAGAACCAGGTAATTGGATTTAATCCTTTTGAGTACTAATCCTCCTTCCTTATCTTTTAAAACAAACCTGAGTATCTCAAACTGAAACTCAGGAGAAAAACTGAACTTGATGTTGTCTTTAAATTTCTTCATATCTATATTGCAATATTATATAAACTAATAGATTTTGATAGTACCGAGATAGTTCTAAGTATGTTGACATCTATCTAGAAACTACTAATCCACTACCTTAAGCTCCCGAATATTTAATATTATTATTTTATATAAGAAAAAATACTTATATTTGCATAACGAATATTTAAAAACATGGGAAAAAGTAAAGGAAATAACGGTTCAGAGCTTCATCGATTAAAACCTATGCAAGAATATGATGAAGCTACTTTCAACAGACTTTATAAAGTTTGTAAGCCAGTAATTAGAAACCTTACCAGACAGATTGATTATAAACGGTTTAATCTTACACCGGATATTATCCAATCTTATTTCTGGGATAAGATGTTATTTGTTTTCAACAAATACTATGGTGAATGTACTGAAGAACATCTTAAAGCAAGAATCCTTGCATCACTTAGTACATTCAAAAATAAATTGCTTCGTTCTGCATACGGAGAACAGGCAGAGTATAATCAAAGCCTCTTTAAACTCGATGACTTATTCGATAATGATAAAGAATTAGAGGATGATACCGAAGAAGAGAAAGCTAAATCAGAAATGCTTGATATGATGTATACTTATATGAAGGATAAGCTTTCTCCAGATGCCTATCTTTTGTTTGAGGTATTAATTACTCCTCCCCCTTTTATCAAGGAAAGGCTTGAAAATAGTACTCGAATAACTAATATAATGCTTATCGAATTTTTCGAAATGCCTAAGACTAATGAATCTATGAGATATATCTCGGAACTTAGACAAGATATACAATATTGGGAAGACCGAGCTAAAGAAGAACTTAAGTATTAACACAAAAGAAAAGGGGCGTTTCCCAACGCCCCCTCCCTAATTGATTTTTACTACGCAAAACACAGATTGTAAACAAATGTTTACTCTTAAACAATACAAATAATACACATGAGTTTACTACTAAATAACTAATAACAACTTTATGATGATATTTTTTGGATATATCGTAATGTAATAGTCGGTGGCAATTTCTCAATATCCAAAGTTTCTACCGAAGTTTCTTGTAAGAAAGATTCCCCTAATAGGTTCCAGCTTACTACGATAGCACCATCTTGAATACCCTTGGTAGGAGTCCCTCTACCGAAATCTCCATTCAATCCCGTCTCCCTATTAAAGAAAGATTGAGGACGAATGTTCTCCCAGTTATTGGCATCATCTTGTTTACCTTTAGATACACCAAGAGCATGCCTATGCTTAGGAAGGTCATCACCTTTAATTGAGATTAGGAAGTTGCCTTTAGTTGGAGTATAGTAATCTCCAACATTCTGTAACATTACTTCATCCCCAATTTGAACACCTCCAGCTTGGTAACCAATAACTATTCTACCAGCTGCCTTAGTATATTCTGCCCAACCATCGGGTATTACATCGGTTTCCCAAAGAATAATAGAACCGATTGGTAAGTTAGCAGTACTCAGAGATTCAGCGAATTCTTTTCTGATAGCCTCAATCTGACTATCGATGTATTGCTTGATATTTAACTTAGTACCAGATTCATCTATTACCGGGAATCCTGAATTTACTTGTTCTAATCTTTTCACTGATTCCTTCATCATACTCTGGGCAGCAGTAGTATAAGGGATTTCTTGGAACTTACCTTGATAAGGTACAATAGCAAAGTTCTCATTTCGTTTGGTCAGGGCATCAGTACCCTTACCATATACTCCGATAAGAACAACGGAAGTTTTATTATTAGAGTAATAAGGGCAAGCACTCTCTACCATCTCTAGAAGATTGCTATAGGTCATATCATAATTGGAATATATATCATTATTAATGATATCCGGTGTACGATTTTCTTCGGCAATCGGATAATAAATATCCAGAGACTTTTTAAACAAGGTGTAGAAGCTTTCGGAGGATTCATTCCAATAAGCTACAAAGTCTACTGGATTATCTACTGGTTCAGAAATAGTAGTATGTACTGCAAAGAGTAATACTTCTTCTGTTGAACCTTGGGTACCTTGGATATTCTCAATGGTAAGGGTTTGTTCATCAGATATAAATACATACCCATCCCTTGAAATACACCCAAAGTTTACATCTGGCAATTCCCCATCTTCTGAAGCCTTTGCCATATACCTTGCCATAATCCTATCCTTGATTACATTGGCATACTTACTTCCAGCAACTCCCTGAGGAGATACCACTAACTTGTTACCATTTATGGTAGCTGAGCCAAATCCACAGAATGGTCCTAAACCAGAAGGAGCAGCAATTGCCTCTGCTGCTTCCTTTGATTTAATAATACCTTCATACTTAAAGTACGTCTTCATTGTCCTTAGTATTTTTAAATTGATTTTTCTGTTCTGACATATCTTTAAATGCTTCACCTACATCCTTGAACTTGAGGGTTAACAATTTAAAGAGTATTCTCCATATACTGTACCGTTTCTTAATACCATGTATTTCACAGATGTGTCCATATATACTATCTACTTCGAAACAGTAGCATATTACCATAACCGTTATTGATACCACTATTGGGTTCATCCCATAGGGTTCCCCAATAGCTTTACCAAGTACAGCACCAAGTAGAACATAACAGATATAATCTACTATTTTGTTTAGAGTTCTTCTTCCAGCTCTAGATTTTCGAATTTCAATTTTCTGTAACCTACTTGCCGATAACCCAAACCATAAATCTGATAGGATTAGAATTATTGCAAGAATTATCATCCATCTCAAATCATACAAGATTTGTGTACACTCTCCCAATATACCCACAGTGAATGTCTTGAATAAAGACTGAGTTGTGGTCTCTGTTATTCTATCGATTGTTGAATTTATCATTGTTCTACTATTTGCCAAGATTGATTACTGTAAGTTGTAATGGTAAATGTTTTCTCTGAGAGGTCATCATGTTCCCATTCTAACTTTTGAGGACTAACGCTTAAGAGGTCTGCATCTACTACAGTGAACTTAGTTCTCTTTGAAGTATCTACGACAGATTCAAAGATATATTCACCAGCTTGGGCAGTAACGAATTCATACCCAGCACCACCTGCATCATAAGTAGTTACTTTACCAACTTCCCTTATTCGACTATCGAAGTCTGGTTTATTAGAAGTACACTTGATTAAAGTAGATACCTGTTTAACATTCCCCTTTAATTCTGCATAAGTGGGAGTACAAGAAATCTCGATGATTGTAGGATAATCTTCCAATATTACTTGGCATCTTAAAGAAGAACCATCATCCGCTACAAAGGTATAAGTCCCAGCCTTGGTAAGAGTAATCTCTTCATCAAGGTTATAGGTTTCCCCATTCTCATCACAAGTAGCAGTACCACTTACATTAACCCCATTTTTCATTTCCTCAAGATGGAACTTACAAGCAGACTTTTCATCCAATAGTTGGTATACTGCATAAGTATCATCTATCTGGTCTTCAGGTAATGCCCAGTTGGGTTCTTTCCAATGACTGTCGGTAGCATCTGAAGGAACTATCTTTAATTTATTCTGATATACTACTGGAGAATTATTAACTACCAAAGTAGTCTTAGCAGTAGGGTAAGCTACAGACTGGAAGGTATAAGTCCCTGCCCTATTTGCAGTATATACATAACCATTCTGAGCATTAAAGGTTTCCCCAGTTTCAATTACCCTTACTCTGTAATCATCCCCATTACCAGAAATACGTTGTATCTTTACTGTAGCTTTTGCAGAGCCGTTGAATAATGTGACTGTTGGTGGGCTAACAGTAATTCGATATACTGCAGTCTTACCAGATACTACTTCGAATATACCTACACCTTCATCGGTTTCCCTTTTATCCAGTGTACATTTAAACTTATAAGTACCATAACTATTAGCAGTAAACTTATCACCGTTCTTAAACAACTTAGTATCACCAATTAGCCTACAATATAGTTCACCAGTAAATGATTCTGGGTAATTCGATTCGATGGTAAGAGTGGTAGTAGCATCCTTGATACTTTGCTTATCTCCAACTCCAAATTCAGAAGGTGTACATCTTACCTTATATGTAACCTCTTCTCGAGTTACGACAAATGAAGTTTGCTTTACTGGGAACTCTACAATCTCAAAGATGTAGGTACCAGGCTCTGAAAATTCCCAAGTTGAGCCAGAGACTTTCACTATATCAGTACCGGATAATCGTACATTACAGGTTTTCACAGTACCCTTATAGGATACGTTTGCCCTTACTACTGTACTTACTTTTAGGTTAGTAGGAGTCATCTTTCCAGTAATAGGGTCACAAGTAATAGAATATACTCGATTATAAGATTCTTGATTAACCGTGATTTGAGTTACCTTAGTAGGGTCTCCCACACTTCTAAAATAATAAGTACCTGCTCTGGGTATATTAAAAATGGAACCACTTTCGTGTTTAGTGTAACCCCAATTTATATTATCACTGGATATCTGATATCTTAGGTCGGCATTTATCCAATCTGAAGTTACAGTTACCTTTACCGGTACTTCATATACCTCTGAAGTAATAAGATTGGGTTGGTCCGGATTTACTAACTCAGCTTTAATTGTATACCCATCATTTACGGTAAACCCATATTGAATATCGAAAGATACATGATAGGGTATGAATCTTTTAAAGAAAGCCTCTACGGCTTCTCTAAATTTTCTGAAAGCTGCCGAGTTCGAAGTATATCCATGACCGGTAAGTCTAAAGGTTACCGGTATACATTGAGAACAATCGAAAGTATTATCATAGGTATACTTATCGTCATAATGGTAATACTGGTCAAAGTGCGGATTACCTTTTACCCAACCATCATAACTATCAGCCTTTGCAGGGTCAGTTACTACGCAGGTTAACCCATACAGCCTCATCATTATTTCGAAGAACTCAGAGGTACCTCTTATTTTAAAAAGAGATATCGAATACTTCAGGATGTTTCTTACTTGAGTACTGGTTAAAGTAAAGGGTCCCTCCTTTGGTATTATCCAAAGCTTAGATAACTCTTGGAGTTTATCATCGGAGTAGAACCCATTAAAGTACTCTGCCCATTTCTGTGCATCTATAGTGTTCCCATAAGCAAAGGGCATTTCTCCGAGGAATTGCCAAAGGAAATTGAGATACATATCCGGAGCCTTATCTATATCGATAATGTCCAAGATATTCTCAATATCCTTTGTAATGTAATCTTCAAAATGCTCTCCACAAATTTCTAGAAACCTCTCTAAGATGCCTTTGCCATTTACCTTATAGGTATCTTGAGCTTTATACTCGAATGGCAAAAAGTCGATTAGATTTTTGAGGTTTATCATTATACAATTTCTTTTACGGTTAAAGTCAATTGTGAAGCATTTTCGAATACTGGTAAATTAAAGCCAGGGTCTTCATAGTCATGGTTAGGTTCTGATACCGTAATAGAATATCTGTAACCAGACTGATAATTATTGTTCTGAATATCCAAAGAGAAGTCAAAACCATTAGCCTTATCTATTACCTGTATAGAATTACCAACAGTACCAGTAGCCATATACCCATTTGATACAGAACGTACAGTAAAAGTAGTTGATGAATTGAAGGTAATATAGTAAGTCATAGACCCTTTAGCCTTATTCAATTTAAACTGACCCAAGTTCAATTCTTTATTACCATAGATGGTAGTAGGCCAAGGTTTAATATAGAACTTAGTAAGGTGAAGGTAATCTACTGTTGATAAGTTATCTATTAAGGCATAGATATCTGATAACCTTACGCTTCCACCTATCTGAGCTTGCTCTGGAGAATAGGCATTGTATAATGCTGTAAGAATTTGAGTTTGTATCTCTGCAGTCTTATAAGACTTCTTACCGGTAACATCCATCTCTAGAATAATCTGAACCTTGCCTGCAGATTTAACCTTTAACCATGTGGTCATAGGAGCTCTTTGAGATAATAGATTGTATACCCTATTGATTAATTCAGAAGAAGCCACAGCTCCACCATCGGGGCTAATATATACTGTAAGCTTTCTACCGCATTCATAATCGGCTTTAGCTTTGTTTACCCCATCAACTAACATGGCCAAACTTTCGAAATCCTCTTTGGTAATTGCTACTCCCAAAGTCTTTACACTCAAAGGTATATGTTCTTTGAGCATTGTAAAGTTTTCATAGTTTGAACCACCTCCGGCATCGTAAGCATTACTTACGGTAGCATCAGTAATTGAAGAAGAGATTACTGAAGGTACAGAAGTAATAGTATTACTCTTTACATTACCCTGAGTACCATTGGTTAAGTAGAATACCACATTGGTTATTTTTGCTCCTGCTGCAGGCTTCTTACCAAAGGTTCCATCCCCAAACATTATGTAGGGGTTAAGAGCTTCATCTACTGAAACCATAAAGTGTTTATCAGTTGGCTTTGATTTTGCAAAGGTATCTACTAATACCCAAGTTTCCCCACCTATCTGTAATGACATAGAGCCTTGTTCGTAATACTTACCATTTGGTAGAGTACCCAGATGAATTATAACTCTATCTCCAGTAGGTATTACCATATTATTTAAAGCACTTGCAGTATACTTCTCGTGTTGAACTATAGGTACTTTACAAGTAGTTACATTTGAATACCAAGTTACGTCTCTAGCAGATAACCAGGAATTACCACTAGAATCTGTAAACAGAGTACCTTGAGGTATAGTTAATTTAGCTCCGATAGAATTACCAGTAATACTTCTGGATAAGATTACATCTACTGTAGCAGCAATTGCTGCTCGAGCATGATAATCTACCAAAGCCCCATGTTTAACTACCGAATCATACCTTCTTGCCGTAGATAGGAAAGTTTCCCTTGCCATGTTATCTACATAGTAGTGAAGTACTTCGGCAATTGCCGCAAACAATGAGAGGATGATAATTAAGATGTTCCCCTCCGAATAATCCGTTATGAGTTTCTGACCTTGAGGGTCTTTGAGTCCCATAAGGGATTCAACCAGCTTGGCCTTAATCTGTTGATAAGACCTCTGGTATGGGCTAAGCCATTTATTTGTGATTCCCATATTATTGTGTATTTAATGAATTATCCGACCGGTCATAGGTGATATCGAGGTACTGACTAGAATTTGTTCCATTTACTACATATGTTACTTCTATGTGTATTTTTGCATCAACTCTAGTAACCGTGATATTTTGGAAGGTTATCCTTTGTTCCCAAGCACCTATGGCTTGTTTTAAAAACTCTTTAATTATAAAACTTAGGGCTTGTGAGTTTGGTTCCTCAATACATTGCCATAGTTTACTACCAAAGTTTTCCTGTCGAAATCTCTGGCCTATCATGTAGTATAATATCGAACTTATATTATCTCTGATAAGTTTGAAATCTCCATTTACTGGGTACCAACCTCTTTCACCCTTTTCATTAGTTGTAAGTTGGATAGGATAAGTTACACCTATACCAACTAAGTCTGTAAAGTAATTCTTTTCCATTAGTGTATGCAGGTTTTATCCTCATAATCGTCTACAACGAATTGTGAGAAAGGTTTAGTTACTTGAGTTACTGTAGGACCTGAAGAACCTGGTCCAGTAGTTACACCTGAGTGTACATGAGAATTGAACATACTGCGAAGTTGTTCTAGCTCTTGGATAGTTTGATTTAGTTTTTCTGTTAGTTGAGCAATATTGATTAACCCCTGATTTTCTCCGGTATTTAATATAAGGGTATCACCTGAAGATACATTGATATCCTTATTAGCTGATACCACTACATTAGATTCAGAATAAACTGAGATATCTCCATTAAAATAAAGATTTAGTTTCCCATTACTATCGTCTATTACAATGAGATTACCTTCTGGAGTAACTATCCCCATCTTATTTGGGCCATCCAAAGGTTGGGGTACTTGATTCATACTCCAACCATGGTATTCCCATAAGGGTTTAGTAGGATCACCAAATTCAAAAGTAATGAATACTATATCTCCTACCTTAGGGGCTAAGAACTTAAATCCACTACTTATTGAACCATGTTGTCCTTTCGGTAAAGCCCAAGCAAAGGTACCTCCCATTACTTCTGGTATACATACTTTTACCCTATTCATCTTCTTTTCGGTATCATTATTATCAACAACTATCCCCCGATAAATAGAGTAATACCTTCCAAGACCCTCTAATCCTTCTTCTGTTATTATTTTTGCAGTTTCATAGCCCATAATTACCTCACTTCCTTATTCTTAATATATTCCTTGAATCTCTTTATGGCTACTTCCATATAATCGAATTTAACCCAATAGTCATCTGGTACTTGAATATCCTTAATGGTTATTTTTCCGGGTACTACCTTGCCCGAAGAAGTAGTTAAACTGCCAGAGCTTACAGCTATACCCTCGGCTTTCTCGATTGGAGTCTTAGCCAATACTTCGGTATAATAAGCTTTCTTCCTAGCCATTTCGTCTCTACGTTTAATATCTAATACATTTCCTTCCTTATCCATAATACCAGATTCAATGAAATAGGCAACCTCATTGTAAGTCCAACTCAAATCCAATTCGTTGATATTACTCAAAGCCTTCTTATCTTTACCCTTAGAGGTTACAGCATTAGCTTTAGCATCATTAGCTACAACGGTTTGAGTAGACAATCCAGTCTTAGAAGTAGTAGAACCAGCCCTACTCGAGTTCTTCACTAACTCTAAATTAGTTACATATCCCTGGCCTGCATCCATAGAGTGGGTACATTGTTTTATATACCAAGGACCAGACCATCGTTTACCCACATTTTCTAAGATTAGTATTTGAGAAGAAGCTAGTAAAGGTCTTCCAACAACTTGCATTTGACAAACCAGTTTACTCTCTGTATGCTTTAAACCACCATTAGCATTAGCATTAGCTGCCCAAGCCCACTTATCTATCCCTCCGTATCTACTGAATAAGTTATGGTAAAGTTTGTACAGCGATATTTCAACATTAGCCTTTTTCCAATGTTGAACTTTTACTGTAACACTGAATACACCAAGGCTGGGGTTTAATGGATTTTTATATTTGATAACCGGAGTGTCATCAATCACCATGGTATAGGGACCTTTCTTTAAAGCCGATATACCTCGATAAACACTTTCTTCATCCTCTAATCCCCAAGCATTAGCTTTACCCTTGGGAGTATGTTCTGGGTCAAAGTCTCTTGGGTCCAGGTCTTCTATGACCATGTATTCCATTTGGTCTTTACCCTCAAAAAGGTACCTTTCGTTCTTAAGGATATTGTATATATCTTCATCTAGGGTCTTACCATTAACCACATTCTTAAGGGCTGCATTTAAAGCTGCACGTCTATCAGCAGGAAATTCTTCTCTTTGAATGGTTTTATTTATGATACTTCTTACCTGGTCTGTACTAAGTTCATTAAGGAATTTTTCTTTACCTTGTCTATATGCTTCGGCTGGGTTAGAAGCAGAATATTCTGCTACATCTTGATTCCATTTGTCATTCAATTGTTTCCTAGCTTCAATTAAAGCTCTTAAGTTAGGGTCGGTACTTATAGTATGCTTTAATCTCATTTCCATAATAGTTGGTATATCTTGAGGATTATTTTCAGCACCATATTTACCTACTGAGGTATGCCAGTTCTTATAATATACCCCATTATTCTCATTAGCTACTATCTCGGGTAATTTTTCGGTATCATCAATTCCAGTACTTAATATTTCTAAGTCTTTACTTTCAGGATTAATAGTAGGAGAGAGTGTAGCCTTAACTCTTTTAGTTACCTTCTGAGTAGAAAATTGAACACTGAGTACTTCGCCATTCTCACCCTGATAAGTATAAACAGTTACAGGTTCTTCATGGAATTTCCTATTGTGTATATAAATAACATTATCTCTTGAATCTATGTACCAAGGGCCATTAGTATAACCTCTCATCTTTTGTTCTAATTGAACTAAGATGTTCTTGCCAACTAACCCAAAGTCACTATTAATCAGAGCCTTCAAATCTTCTGGCATAGCCACTTCTGCTATCCCACTGTATTTGTTAGCATAGAGTACTTTACCAGTAGTGGTACGGGTATTCTCTGTAGGTACCTGTAGTGACTCATATACTTTATTACTTATTATTCGTTGTTCCATTACTGAAATATTTCTATGATTACACCTACACCATTATTACAGCCTCCATCTAAATATGATGATAAACTGTTCTCTGAAGCTTCAGAGAAATTATATGGTGGTTGATATCTTAAATCACCGATAGAGTCTATACACTTGATAGTTACATGAGTACCAGTAGAATCAAACTTTGCCTCAAAGTCCCTGACCTTAATGGTTTTAATTGGACCTGATATGAATTGACCATCTGGGTATATATATCCCCACTGTAAGCATATCACACTACCCTCTTGTAAAGCATCTATATCTACAGTATCTGGGTCTCCAGTATCAAATGTAATTGTAGCAAGATTTTCTTTTTCTTCATCATACCTATAATTCCAGGTACTAATATAAGCTCCAAGAGGTATACCAGTAATTTGGTTCATTATCGGCATACCTCTGAAATCGAATAGAGCCAAATACGGTTGACCCATTCCGTTATATAATATGGGTTTTTGTTTAGCTGCCATAAACTGGGATTCTTATGAGTGTTCCACTTTCCACCTCTTTAAAAGGATTTAATATACCATTAGCTTCTGCAATAAGATACCATTTACCAGAATCACCATAATATCTATAGGCTATATTCTGTAAAGTCTCTCCATCCTTAATAGTGTGTTGAATATCATTAGGGGACGAAGGTACAGAAACTACCGGAGCTTCTAAAGAGTAATCACCATCCCCATAATTTAGAGCATAGGCATTATTATAAGGACTAGCTCCCATCAAATATTGGTTAACATCAATCATATTTAATACCTCCCGTCTTTTTAAGTGAATCGGAATTTATAAAATCTCCATAAGATAAGTTATATGCACTTACTCTCTTGAAAATCAATTCTTGAGTTGCTGCTGCAGGCAATAACCTACCATTACCAAAAGTAGCTGGCTTTCCAGGTACCCTTATTCTATAACCGTTCTGAAAGTTCTTCAGAGTATAAGTTGCTGAAGTAAGAATGTAATAATGGTTATCAAAGATACCAGAATCCCCCCATTCTATCTTAACAATAGGAGGAGCTGATTGATAACCATTAGCCTTAGTCCAGGCCTCTAATAATCTACACTTATTGATTACCTCCTCAGGATTTTCTGGGTCATTACAGTACCAAGATACGTTGAATTGAATAATATCCTCAGCACCAGTAAAATGATACATTGGTACATTACGTCCCATTGATTTAATGGTTGCCCATGTGGTTTCTCCTCGGAAGTCTAATTCCGGAGGTCTATTCTGTAAGGTAATGTATTGAGTGGGGTTAACAGTCATATTATATATCCTTACCTCATTCTGATATATAACCTCTGCTTTAGCCTCGAAGTTTCTGTAATTAGTAGTATTCTTATTTCCCTTTGCTGGGTCTACTCCTTCGCCTTCTTCTAATCTTGGAAATTGTAATTCCATTCTCCATTTAGCCTGGAGCTGTTTGTTTAGGATTGGGTTCTTGGATGATATCTGAGCTTCTCCTATTACCCCATTAGGGTCATAGAGTTTACCCTTTTGAGCATCATCTTTTGGAAGAGTAGAAATAGTTCGATTAAGTAATATCCGAGCTCTCCATAGTTTATTTAAGGGACCCGTAAGAACACCTGCTGTATCTCTTGTAAGGTCATTGTATTTTTCAACAATCTTACCTGCTGCTTTATTTAATACTCTAGCCATAGTGTTTTTAATTTTATAATCCTAATGCTACACCAGTATAATCTTGCTGAGAACCCAAAGAATAATCTCCCAATATCTCACCATCTACACTGATATTAATCTTACCGTCTTTTAAGCCATCTCTAATAGCTGCTCTCATTGCATTCAGAAACCTTTCTTCATTCTGAGCCCTGATTGCAGAGGGGTCTTCTTTATTCTGAGCTTCTGTATTTCTATCTACTGATTTAATAAGACTACTTCCTACCTCTATTAATAGTGGAAGACCTACGGTAATTGCTAATCCCCAGGGTCCACCAAGTAATCCCATAAGTCTACCACCGAGGGATGCTAAACCCTTTTTTATAGCACCTTGCCTAGCCACTTGACTACCAACTTGGGCACCTGCTCCAGCTAAAGCCCCTCCAGCTAAATTACCCGCCATAGTAGTTGCTAATGGTACTCCAGGATTTGGTGTCTTAACATATCTTCCGGTTTTAGTGTTATAAAATATACCAGCAGAATTCATACCAATACCGCTTGACATCATTTGGAGTTGAACCATGATTCTCATAAGGTTAACCATCATTACCATGTGTGCTTCCATAATGGCAAACTGAGTATTAGTTTTTATTGCTGCAGCAGACATACCTTCAGTAGAAGCAGTAGCAATAGTCTGTAAATACCCAACAGACCTAATAATACCTCTTACAGTATTAAACCCTGCAACTATAGTACCCACTACTACTGCAGTAGCTCCTACCCTAAGACCAAAACCTCCAACCCAAGTTTCTGAGATAGAATTAATTACTTTGATTATAGAGTTACCCACATTTAGTACTGGGGTAAAGATTCTACCCAAAGCTGCACCTGCGGTAACTGTTAAGTTCTCTATACTTGATTCGAATTGGCCAATTACACCTGCATCAGTTTTAAGACGTTCTTCATTGAGTCGATTTACTGCCCCAATGTTTTGGTCATAAGTAGCAAGTATCTTACCCATCTTATCTCTACCAGAAGCAATATCCCTAAGTACGGGGAGCATACCACGATTACCACGAACTCCAAAGATATTGAAGAAAGTTGGTGTTTCAATTCGTGAAGGTAAATCTACTGCAGCCTTAGCAAACTTCTGATAGATAGTATAAAGGTCTATAAGATTACCCTGAGCATCGAAGAATTCATCTGGACTTAAGCCCAGGTCTGCTAAAGCGTTATAGCCTTTCTTTTTTTGATTAACAAGGGATAGTTGTAAGTAACGAATCATATTGGCCAGTGAGGTACCTGCCATAGAACCTTGTATACCCATATCACCCAATACACCAATAGCAGCAGCCGTTTGCCGAAGGTCTACTCCAGCAGTTGCCATATCTGCTCCTGCATAAGATATGGACTGGGCTAAGTCTGTTAAAGATATGTTTGCATTAGTAACTGCAGTATATAAATCATCGGTTACTCTAGCGGCTTCTCCCATTGGGATTTGGTACATTGACATGATATTGGTCATCAAGTCAGCTACACCACCTTTCTGTCCCACTGGCATTGTAAAGATTGAAGCCAGCTTAGATGCTGGCCCAATCATTTCTTTAATAGCATCGAATTTGTTACCTGCCATAGCCAGGTATCTTTGTCCTGATGCAACATCCGAAGCAGTAAGAGGAGTTATCTCATTGACATCTTTTGCCAATTGTAACATTTCTCTTTGTTCTGCAATGGTAGCACCAGCAATTTTTGAAGCAGTCCAAACTTCATTCTGAACACCCGCAGAGTATTTATAGGCCCTTGCCATTCCCCCTACGAGCTGCATTCCGAAGTCCATTGTATTGGAAGCTGACATCTGTATACCTCTATTCCAGGTATTCATATCATTCATCATTGTTCTGAATGACCCAGATATCTTGCCAGCTTCTTGAGAGAATCGGTCTTTTAAAACCATGGCAACACCGACCTCTACTATACTCCTACTGGTATTCATAATTTATTTTCTTTTCTTTAATTGTTTATAATATTGCTCGGCCATATCCTTGAATATTTTCCTTATTCGATACGGAAGACGTAAAAAGCCGAAATAGTCTAAGGCTATCTCGGCTCTGGTGATATAAACAAAATCACTCTCTAACATTACTCTTCCGTCAGGTAGAAAAAATTCGGTGCCCAAACTATAGGATAAGTTCTTTCCTCTCCAGTGGTTGGATTAGTGATGTGAGACTCACCTTTGAAAATGGGGTCCATAGATAAGATATACTTTCTCATCTCAGCCATATCCTTTGCAGTAAATGGGGTAAAGTTTTCTACCTTTTCCCAACTACCATCAACCTCTAAGTAAAGGTTCCGACAAAGAAGAGGAGCATTCTTAGTTTGCTTATCCAATGGCAACTTCATGAAATCTTGTTCCCCCTTACCCGTCATACAATCGAATTTAATCTTCTTGCCAGAGGAGAGAACATATTCATGGTTTATCAATCTAACCCCTTCTGGATAGTAAGGGATAGCATCTGGCTTCTGATTTAAATCCTCTACAGTTGGAGTAGTACCGTAATCGAAAAGGAACTCATGAAGGTCTTGGCCATAAGTAATCTTACCACCATTCTCTTTGCCCCAATCATATTCGAATTCTACTTCCTCTCCCAAAGAGAAGATACGAGAATTGAAGATAATAGCATAACGGTCATTGACTGGTAAGTTAAGGGCATCATCTATGGTTAATTTCCCATTGGGTGTAGCCGTAGTTCTAATTACAATTGCTGCAATGAACTTGGTAAGGTTCATCAAAGTCTTCATGTCTGAAAGGTTACTGAGGATATCCTCATCAGCACCATTCTGTTCTCTGATTTCATATTCGTAACCAGAGGGTCCGGTAAATCTAAATGTTCTAAATTCCATAACTGTTATTTTTAATGTTTACATATGTTCATAGTACTCCTTATAACAACAAGAAAGGGGTGAGCTCCTATCACAGGAATCCCACCCCTCCACCGAATCTTAGTGAAAATAGACTAAGAAATTAGTATTTATCTGCAGTACCAACTGAGAACTCTATGGACTCAATGGTATTCTCTGAAGCCATTCTGTCCAAGTCTAAGCCGGTAATCTTACATGGCCATACCTCTTCGAAGACATGGGTATTAAGAACTGAGACTCCATCTTCGGCAAGTTCGTTTACAATTGCCGTTTCCCAGTATTGGCTTGGTACTAAACCACCACCAACTATGTGGTCCTGGCAAGAGTATAGCCAATCATGAAGCCATGTATCGGAACCTGCAGTAGTCATAAGTTTCTCTACGATAAGATTACCTATAGTAACCCTACCTGCAGTTTTAACGTCTCTATTGACGTCCCCATGAGCAACCTGGTCAATCTCAATATCCGGCAAAGTACAACTTTGAAACAGATAAGTATTGATAGGGTGTTTGGGGAACATGATGCTCCACAAGAATTTCTTCCGTGGGTTTTTTACTTTTGCTCCCATCGTTATATGTTTATAGGTTATTACTTGTTTCTACGATTGATACAGATTTGGATGCCGCATCAATTACAATCTCCATAGTTACTTCTTGCATAGGAACTACATCCTTATACTTAAGGATAGCACGGTACTTACCTTGACGGGCATCTGCCTCGGTATTAATTGAAAGGTCATCCCAAGAAGTTGCATCTTGGTCACCCATCCAGGTATACTCGGTCATGGCATCTTCATCTACCAATGAATCCAGTGTAGGTTTAACCTCCAACCAGATTCTCTTCCAAGTACTCCAAACGTTTGGTTCTTCGATATATTTGTTGAGTACCGGGCGAAGGAACTTCTTCAGGTAAAGGTTCAGTCTTACAATTGAAAGGAATCTTTCAGAATCCTGTTTCACTTGAGAAGAGAAGCAATGCCATAGCATGGTTTGCTTACCTGCATCTGGAGTATCTTTGATTACCATCTCATTGATATAATTCTGAGCAAGAGTGTTCAGTTCGTTATATCGAGAAGGAGAACCATAGTTGGGGCATACTGGACCAACTGCATCTCCAATAACCCCTCGGTTCATACCAGCAAAGGATTTCCAAGGACCATATTGAGTAGCAGAGGCATCTCCCAAACCAACAATAGTACCCACTACATCGGAATCCTGAAGATTACCGTTTTCGTTGTAGTACTTAAGTCCACCACCAAAGTAGGCAATGTACTTAGAGTTACCTACAGTACCAAGGCAAGTCTGTACCCAAGTTACCTGAGCTTTGTAATCTCTTGCCTGAGTACCTTGAGTATAATGGGTTAAATGTTTGGGAACTTCGATATACAGTACCCATTCCATCAATTCCTTTGCCATATCTGCAGCAGCCTTATATACCTTGAGTACATCTGAATCGGTAGTAAGGTGTTGAGAGATATGTGAAATAAACAATTGGTAGAAGTCTGTGTAGTCTCTTACCAAGTCCAGTGAAGCAATCCATTCTTCGGCAGTTGGAGTGGAACCTGCACTACCGATAGTACCATTAAACAGTTTCTCTGTTTCGGAGGGTGCAGCATCTCCCACGGTAATAGTGATAGCATTCTTAGTACCATCAATATCATCGGTAAGCCACTTAATTAGGTTTTCAAAAGAGGAACCTGCAGTAATTACCGGCTTAATATATTCCGAGTTCTTAGCAAATGCACTAAGAGCAAGGTAATCTACCGAAGTGTTATTGTTATCATCGGCAGTTTTGTAGGTTATTACTGGACCCTGTTCAAGTACTTGCCCATTAGCCGAATAGATTTTATAATACAAGGTATTAGCTTGCTTATAAAAACCAACCTGGAAAGTATTAGCACTACCAATTGGGTCTCCATATCCCTTAGTTACTAATCCAAAACTATAGGTAGTACTACCTGATTTGAAAGTAATCAGGGCAGAGGGTTTAGCCGAGTCGGGTACAACAGAAGCAACTGAGATTTCATCTTCTGAATCTTTAGCTTTTCTTGCCGCAGCCTGAGAAGCAGTTACTGTACCTTGAGTAGCTCCTTTGCCAAGTACTCGAATAACACGAAGCTTAGAACCACCCTGCAAAGCCTTTTCGATATTTGATACAGAACCATCGGGTACAATTTCAGAACCATAGATTCTTTGGAACTGAGAGAATGTAGAGATGATTTCTGAAGGGTCATCGTATGGACCTTTAGTAGTTCTAGCCAATACACAAGAAACTCCTAACATGGGAGTAGTTTGAAGAACATTGTTGTTCTTAAACTTAAAATCAACATGAGGTGAAGTTGGCATAATTCTATTGTGATTAAAGTTAATTACTTGTTTAATTTATACCCTAGAGTATTGTACCTATGCCTTAGGTACTTTTAACTCTAACATTTCATTTTCATTTTGTTCTAACAATCCAATAAGAACTGATATATCCTTGATTGGTGTAAGAGTACCTTCTCCCAAAGCTTTTTCTGGAAGAATACCGTCTTTACATACATAAGTGTATACCTTCTCAAGTATACCATGTTCTACATCTGGATGGTCATAATAATTACCAATCTCAATGAATAGGTTTCCGGTGGGAGCAAGCCTGCCCTTTTCCCATCCCTCTAAGTCATTGAAGTATGGTCTCACGTATCCTCTAGCAGGTAAGCCAGTATATAAAATTGTATGTAGCAATCTCATATCGGCTTGTGTTTGAGAAACTAGATGTACATCTATGGTGATATCTTTTGTTTCATAAGGAAACTCTGAAGCTTGGTAATTACCATCCTCCAGTTTATCACCAATGATATATTTATTCACACCAATATCCCCCGAATAATAACCCTGTAGTTCTATGGTTATTCTTGGGAGAGTCTTTGGGCCTTTTACTTGATTATTCCCTATACCAAAAAGTGGTATAAACTTCTTCATACCTTTGATTGCCTCTTGAAATCTTTTTTCGTTTTCTTGAGACAAAGGTAAGAAGTCTTCTGGGTTTAAGGTAAGACCCATTTCCAACATTGTACTAAGTAGAGAGATATAAAAAGTTCTTTCTACTATTTCTTCTGAGTTTACCATTAAAGTCCTAATCTAATATTTAATTGAACACTTTGATTGCCATTGTCATTAATATACCCATTATAAGTTACCTGAATACCTCCAAAACCACTCATTATAGTTTGTAAATGACCAACACAATTTAATTCACTAACCCATTGAGTAGCAATATTTGAAGGATAATCGGTAAGCCATACTTTAAAGGGTATTGGTTCAGAACCAATATCTCCAGGGAATTGACCCTCTATTGTCTTACTTATATCGGTTATCTTAAATTGTTTTATAAATTTAGCAACTTGAATACCGTTGATAAGGTAGTACTGATAACCCTTTACATTACTAATCTGAGCAGTACTAGTATTTTGACCAAGATTTGGGAATGGTATATTCGGGGTTGGTTCAAAGCCATACTTAGTAGTTCTAGTACCTGGAGATTGAGTTATATTTAAAACTATCTCAGTGTTAGGTTCTTGCTGTGAGATAATCTTAACTATAGCAGTTCTTTCCAAGGGGTCATAGTTACTGGGGTTATGTTCTTGATTAGTAGATTTAGTTTTGATAGTAAGCTTACCTGCGGCATTAGCTTCCCCAATTTCTTGAGTTACCTCTAACCAATCTGAGGAGCTTTCAACTTTCCAATCTACAGCACGATATTCATCTTGAGGCTTATTATCGATAAACTTCTGTTGGTAACTGTATACACCTATTTCTAGGGTCTCACCCCTTTTAGTACCATCGAAAGTATGGGAAGTAGTTTCTGGAGTGATACTAAAATAAGTTCCCCAGGTCTCTACTATTTTAGGAGCGGCCTTTTGTACCAGAGTTACTTCCCTTTCTACACCCTGAACTACTACCTTGAGAACCTGCTCTTTTATATTATTCATGTCTTCGTTTACTGCCTTAGGCTTTACCCTAATAGTTGCAGTACCAGTTCCGGATAATGATGATATTTCGAAATCTGCTGCCATTATATAACCCTCCTTATTTCTTTTCTAATTTCATTACGTATTTCCTTTTGTAAGGCAGCTTTTCCACCAGCAGCCTTAAATGCAGGATTCCAAAGAGGACGAGGTGGTAAATTACCATCTCTACTACCATACTCTAACATGATAGCTATCTGATTCAAAGTCTTTCTTGAAGTCTTACCCGTATAGGTAATCTTCTTGATTCCAATTGGCAATCCGACGAAAGTTCTTTTCTTACCTTTTACCAAAGTAACTGAACGAGCATATTGCCCCGTAAGATTTAACATGGTATGGTCCCCATATTTCTTTATGGTACCAGGAGCATGTGGTGGCCAAGATACTCCGGAACCCCTTGGAGGTACACCCGTATTCAAACTTCGTCTTACTATACGAAGAAGTTGATTACCAAACTTTTCTGTACCTTTCGCATAACCCTTAGTTAAGATACTTGGAGTTTTAGCAATCAACCTTTCTGCACGAGCTTGTTCTCGTTTATCTACGTATATTTCTAGATGACCAATTGGAGTCGATAGTGTAATATTAACCGACTTACTTGGCATAATTCTTACTGTTGTTTAGGTTTATCCAATCCCAGCTCCTGAGCAATTCTTAATAAATACTGGTGTTGTAATTAAACCTGTGCAATTTCGAATACATACTCATAGGTTATAGTAGCAGCATTCTGAGTTATATTGACTGTAAGCTCCCAACCATTATCATCATTCTCTGCTTGCCTTAATTTAATGGTACCTGACCTTGTTGATTCTACGGTATTCTCTGTTAAGGTTAAGGTTAACCCATAGTTTCCATTATCACTTGATAACGTTGTGGTTGCTACATTTGTAACCCAACTTGGTTTTGAGGTTACAGTTAAAGCTAATGGGTATCTTGTACTTATTTCAGAACCGTTTATTACCTTAGTCTTAAAAGAATAAGCTACATCAACTGTAAAGTTATTACCTCCCAAAGCCGATAATCCAGTTCTGGAAGTAGTTCTAGAACCAGTAGGGGAAGTAAATGCCAAGTAATACTTATAAGATACTGAAGCAGCACTCTGAGTAACTGTGATGGTTTTAGTAGTTGCCCCACTATAGGATGCAGTTACTGTACAACTTCTACTTGAAGTACCCGTGTTCTCTGTAGCAGTAAGTACCGTCTTAGCTGAATTCAAACTAAATCCAGTACCACTTGCACTAACCGTAGGTGTAGCACTCTTCGAAGAACCTGCACTTGTTGACCCTGAACTCCAATGGTTGGTAGTAGGTATACTTACACTGGCATAAATATTAACACTGCCTCCTGAATTAGAGATAGAGTATGAATTTGCCGATAAACTTATTACTGGTGTACCATCGGTAGTACTGGTAATTGAATTCGCTGCCTGATATACATCAAGGGTTATAGATTTCGATTTACCATTCAGAGATACTGTACAAGTAAGGGAGCCTACTCTTGTTCTAGCCTTAGATGTAGTTCCCAAAGAACTTGCACTAACGGCAGTACCATAAGAAATACTAGCACCAGTTGTAACTGTACCTCCTCCCGTAGTAGAACCATTCCATCCCCAAGTCTGTGAATAACTTGGAGCTGTTGTAAATGAACTCCTTGTTCCTCCTGATGCTGGGATATCTGATACTGCTCCACCACTTACTGTGATTTCACTATAGGTTCTATAACCTGCAGATTGAGAACAACTAATGGTTAACTTCTTATTGGTTTCTGCTTGAGTTAATACTACACTACCAGACTTTGCCGAAGTAGAAGTATTATTGGCCATAGTTACCGAAGTACCAGTACCAGTAACTCCTGTATTAGCCCGGGTATAACTTAAAGAAACCTGACTACCATAAGTATGCCCATTTCTGTACTCTTGTTTGTAAGAAGTTACAGTAAATGTTTTCGTTCCTCCAGTTGCCCCAAATGACATAGATGTTGGATTCACTGAGAAAGTCTGAGTCCAACTTTGAGATGCTGCTGCCTGAGACCAACCGATAGCAAAAGTTTTACCAGAGCCCTGTTGGAGTATTACTCCATCAGTCTTGGACCTTGCAGTTAAATCTAAGTTCTCTTGAGCAACCCAACCTCCGGCATCGGACCAAGATATCCAAGAAGGTAATCCAGAAGTAGAGTAATTTACATCCTCTTTAATACCAGTAGCTACACCATCTAAGTACTTTTCCCGATTAGAGGTTCCTCCAAAGCCTTTATCTGCATTGGTAGGAGACCCACCTAAAGCAGTAAAGTTTAGAGTAGTATTAGCAAGGGTAAAAGTATACTTATAGGTTACCTTATGAATATCTTCGAGTTTAACACCCTCGTTATTTCCATAGGAACTAGCATTGGAGATTTCCAAGCCAACGTAACTTTCCCCCGTTCCTGTAGGGGTGAGTGCTAACAATTCAGCCTTGGTAGGGCAGTCATTACCATCCTTACCAAGGCCTACTTTAGTTTTGACAGCACTCCATGTTGCTATCTCTCCCATATTAATCTACATCTTTAAGATTTCTGAGTTCTGAGATTTCAGCCTTCAAAGCCTTAATCTCATCGTAAAGAAGTTTGATACCTTCGATTGCCAGAGTAGACATCTTATGGTACTTAACTTGTTTTACCAATACGTATTCTTCACCGTCGATAACAACTGTTTCGAATTCCTCAGGATTAGGAACTGAATCCTTAGTTCTTGGGTCTTCTTCTACGTAGTTATTAAACCCAGCTGCTTCCAAACCTTGTGCAATGGTACCTTCATCTTCCTTACCATCCATGATAAAGGATTCTGTAGGTATACTGCAAATTTGTTCCAGAGTATGGGTTAACGGTTTGATGTTAGATTTCAATCTTTCATCGGAAGACTCTTTCCAGAAACCAGAAGGAGCAGTAGTCTTAGCAAATACTACCTGGTCGGTAGTTGCCAATCCCAACTGGGTTCTAGTTACTGAATGAGGATTATCCTTTCTACCAGCATGATTATTGATAGAAGTCTGAGCAGCAGTACCGGCAGCCTTAGCATCGGCAATAGCAGAAGCTTGAGCAGTAGATACTGGTTTGTTAGCATCCGAGGTATTATCGGCATTACCTAAACCTACCTGAGCCTTGGTTACTCCATGAGGATTGCTCTTATTGGCAATATGCTGATTTACCTTGGTTTCCAATGCCGTTAAATCGGTATCAGTATTACCTACTGCTTCATCGATGTAAGTCTTCAATTCTGTTCTAAGAGAATTGATAGCATTAGTTCTGTTAGTAATCTCATTTGCCAACCCCGTAACTGTGTTATCCAGGTTCTTCTTGTCGGCTGCAGACATTACACCGGCTACAGTTTGTGTAGCTGCAGGAATATCGAAAGTATGTTGAGTTTCGTTTACCTGGAAACTACCATCCTCTTTCCTTTCTGTCCACCAATAACCTATGGTTAATTTAGTAGCAGAAGTAGTCAGATTAATTAAATTACCTGAGTTCTCCAAATCTCTACCAAGGATATGGTCAGGGAAACTGTTAATCTTAGCCGTAATTGCATTATCGGCATTAGTACGATTGGTAGTTTCGGTAGCTATCTGATTAGGTAGGGTAGTGTCAAGTTTAACTTTATCAGCAGCAGTCATTACACCAGCCTGAGAAGCTGTAGCAGCAGTAATCTGAGAATAATGATCTTGAACATTACCATTACCAAGCCAACATTTGAAATTCAGTCGTACTGTACTTGCTTGGTAAGTGTTATTATAAAAATGAGATGCACCATTAGCTTTCAGAGAAGCTACCTGGTCTTCCAATTCTTTACCTCTACCACCATCGAAAGCAGTACCTGTAATTTGTCCAAGGATAAGTACCTGAGCATCTGCCCTTGCAAAGATAGTACCTGTCCAACGGAATTGGTAAGGAGGTTCACCATTGGTAATATTGATATAAATCTTACCTGCCTCTCCAGTGATAGCATTCTGATGAGCAGCATCCGAATACAATTTGATATTCGTAAGTTCTCCAGTAGCAGATTTATCATAAGTAGCATATACATCAATGATGTCATCTACATATGAGGGCAATTGGTTAGCAGGTACCGTACCATTAGCATCAAGAGAAGCAAAGCCATTAGCTTTACCTTTCGTAGCAACAAAGGCATCATGTTTAGCTTCTAGAGCATCAATGTTTGCCTGCAATTTATTATCAAGTGCAGTATCTGCTGCTGTTCTATCGGAAACCTCTTTGTCGATTCTTGCACCCAATGCAGTATCAGCATCCGTACGGGCTTTTGCTTCATCGGCTACTGCTTTAGTAAACTTAGTATCAAGTGCCGTATCTGCATCTTTACGGTCTTGGATTTCCTTATTCAGGGCAGCTGTAGAAGAATTAGTCAAAGCCTCGATTGCATCCTTGCGGTCTTGAACCTCTTGAGCAATAGCATCTGGTAAGGTCTCATCAAGCTTAATCTTATCAAGAGCCGACATAACTCCTGCCTTTTCAAGAGTTACTCTGGGTATGATTATTGAGTTTCTTTGATTGGTACCGTCTTTAATGTTAGTTCTATTACCAACTATGTTTACCTCATGAGAGGAAGGAGCAACCTCCGATATGTTATAATTAGCAAAATGAACCCTATCAAACTTAGTCTTATCAGCTGCTGATTGTACACCAGCCTTTTCGGGAGTAGATGAAGGCAGAGTAATGGGGTTCTGAACTGTAGTACCATCTTCAACATTAGTCTTAGTAGCAGCAATTCCTACGGTAGTTTCATTAGGAGTAACTGCACCCAAAGCAAAGTTAGCGGTATTGATTCTGTCCAATTCTACTTTATCTTTCGCAGTCATAGTACCAGCCTTATCTGCCGATACTACCGGTAAATCGAAAGTATCTGTAGTGTCATCATTCAAACCATTATCCTTAGTTACTGTAACTGTAACCTTATCAGCATCAGAAGCTGCTGAGATTTCGGTAATAGCATTGGGGTCTAAGCCATCAAGTTTAACCTTGTCTGCAGCAGACATAACTCCGGCAAGAGTTTGAGTAACTGGCAAAAGGTTCTTAGTTGCCTCTACCTCATCACCATACTGATTATTCTCTTGGTCTTTAGTAGAAGTTTTTACCTTGAATGTAAGTTGAGTAGCGTTACGAGTTACAGCACTTACATCTGTAACCATGGTACCAGGCAAAGCATCAGAAGTACCTTCCTCAGCTACCAATCTTTCCTCATGGTCATTGGTAATTGCAGTGAATTTATTATCCAATGCAGTATCGGCATCGGTTCTGTCTTGGATTTCTTTATCGATACGAGCATTGATTTTCTTATCTTCTGCAATACGAGCAGCTTCCTCTGCATCGATATTATCCTGGAGAACTTTATCGGCAGCAATTCTTTCTTCTCTTTCTGTGTTAAGGTCAGAAGTATTCTGGTCGATTTTTGCCTCCAATCGGATATCTTCAGATTTACGAGCAGCAATTTCACTTTCCAACAAATCCTTGATGGCAGTGTAATTACCATTAACGTTATCTTGAATACCCTGGATTAATTCTAAGTTACGTTGGATATTGGCAGTGTTCTGAGTTACCAGAGCATTGGTAGCATTCAGAGAAGTTAACAACTCTGTACGAGTTTCACTAACGAAAGTTCTCAAATCATTTACCGTTGTGGTAAGAGTAGTACTCAGGTTAGTGAAAGACTGTTGCAGGTTATCATCTCCCTGTTCACGCAAGTTCTTTTCGGCAGTAAGCTTATTCTCCAATTCAGTAAGCTTAGCAGTCATAGTTGCAGCGAAGTTGGGGTCATCCCCTAATGCCTTAGCAATCTCTGCTAGAGTATCAAGTACTTCAGGTGCAGAACCAATAATCTTTTGGATAGCTGCATCTACTTGTTCTGCATTCTGGAAATCAGAATCATTGAGTAATTCTGATACCTTCGTAATGTAGTTAGCATGTTCTTCGATGCCATCAAGTTTAGCATACAGAAGGTCGGTAAAATCATTTGCAGAAAGACCCTTGCCATCTACTTTGTCTACCTTCTTATTATCCATTGCCTGGTCTGCAGCAGTACGGTCTGCCTTTTCCTGAGCAATAGCATTATTAATAAGGGTATCTTGATTAGCACGTTCTGTGGCCTCCTTATCGATATTGGTTTGCAACAGAGTATCACCTGCCAAACGTTCGTTCTTCTCAGTAAGGATATCCTGGTTGATAGCAGCCATGTCATCCTTGTGATTCTGAAGGTTGGTATCAATCTTTGCCTCAAGAGAAGTTTCCTTGGCAATTGCTCGGTCTTTCTCTGTATTAATTGCAGTGGTATTATTCTTAACCTGTTCTTTAAGGTCATTCATAGCAGTCGTATTGCCTGCCTCTAGAGAATCAATACGAACTCCCAATGCAGTATCAGCCGCAGCTCTGTCCGTTTTCTCTTGGTCAATCTTGGTATTCAATTTACCTACCTCTGATTCCAAAGCTTGTTTGGTATTATCCAACTTAGCAGTGAATTCTGTAGACAAGGCTTTATCAGCAGCAGTACGGTCTGCTACTTCTTTATCAAGATTTACCTGAAGAACTTGGTCTGCAGCTGTTCTCTCAACACGTTCAGTGTTAAGGTCGATATTTACATTATCGATACGAGAACTCAAACCACTGTCAGCATTGGTACGGTCAACGATTTCCTCGTTAATCATATCCTTAACCTCCTTGTAGTTATCACCTACTGTCTTGGTTAAGTTAGTGATGGCTTCTGAGTTTCTTTCGATATCGTGCTGATTAGTAGCTATAGCCGTAGTATTCGCATTAACCTGTTCCGTAAGTTCATTACGAAGAGTGTTAATAGAATCCTGAATGCTCAAAGCCAATTCTGAAACACGTTTGTTTACGTTATTCAAACTTACAGTGTAAGCCTCATCAGCAGTCTTTCTGTCGGCAATTTCCTTATCCAAGCTTGCCTGGATTGCAGCATCTGCATCTTTACGGTCTTGGATTTCCTTGTTCAAGTTATCCTTAACTACATTAAGAGCAGTATCACCAGCAGTGGATTTATTGTCGATATATTCTTTCAGTTTAGTTTCAAGAGCAGTATCTGCAGCAATGCGGTCTGCTTTTTCAGTAGCTACCTCTGCACTGTTTGCAGCATCACCAGCAATACGATCTTCCTTCTCTTGGTTAATCTCCTCAGTTAAGGCAGCTAACTTCTTGGTGATAGTTGTTGCAAAGTTGGGGTCATTACCAAGAGCATCGGCAATTTCCTTCAAGGTATCAAGTACCTCGGGAGCAGAACCTACAATTTTCTGAATAGCAGCATTAACTTGCTCTTCATTTTGGAAGTCCATATCATTAACCAACTCAGAGAGCTTGGTAATGTAATTGGCTTTCTCTTCAATACCGTCAAGCTTAGCTTTGAGAATATCCGTAAAGTCGTTCTTAGTCAATGAATAACCTTCACGTTTGTCTACCTTCTTAGTATCAAGGGCTGTATCTGCATCTTTACGAGCCTGAGTTTCAGTAGCAATAGCTTCCAACAGTTGAGCCTTATCTGCTTGACCTTGGAGTTTTACATCATCAATCTTATGGTCCAAAACCAAATCCTGAGCAGCACGAGCAGTAGCTTCGGAATCGATATTATTCTGAAGTACCTGGTCTGCAGATGTACGAGCTTGAGCCTCTTGGTCAATTTTACCTTGCAAAGCATTATCTGCATTAGTACGGTCAGCTACCTCTTTAGAAATTTCATTATGAAGAACTTGGTCCTCAGAATGACGATCTACTGCTTCCTGGTCAATCTTACTCTGCAATGCTTGAGTATCTGATTGGCGATTAGTGATTTCCTCATTAATCTTAGAATCCAGAATAGTATCTGCATTCGTACGATTAGATACCTCTTCAGCAATCTTAGCTTCAAGAGCAGCCTTGTCATTGATGTGAAGGGTTTTGAGTTCATTTACACTTTCCTTTATTTCGTTATCGGCAGCAATACGTTCGTCCTTTTCTTGTTGGATGAGGCTCTTAAGTTCATCCTTAATCTCATCGCTCTTATCGTTTACCTTATCATTGAGGTCCTTGATGTCTTCGGCATTCTTATCTGCCTTAGCTTCTACCCGGGCAATGTCAGCTTTCAAGTCTGCCTTAACAGTATCAATTTTGTTGATTAACTGTTCAGCAGCATATTTCAAGTTATCATCTACCGCAGCAATAGCAGCACCCAATGCAGCTTCTGCTTCCTTAGCACGACTTACTTCCTCGCTAAGAGAAGTACGAAGCTCGGTAAGTTTATTAGTGATAGTTGTTGCAAAGTTGGGGTCATTGCCCAAGGCTTCTGCCAACTCCTTAAGAGTATCAAGAGCATCATCAGCACCATCAACCAGGTCACTGATTGCCTTCTTAACATCCTCTTCAGTTTGAAACTTGAGATCATTTTCAAGCTCTGAAACTTTAGTGATGTAGTTTGCTTTCTCCTCGATTCCATCCAACTTAGCCTTAAGCTCGTCGGTAAAATCGTTTTTAGATAAGCCATAACCTTCTTTCTTATCTACCTTATCCTTGATAGAAAGTACGAAGGCCCAGAACTCATTAATAGTTCCGGCAAAGCCAGCACGAACAAAGTCATCATAGTAACCTTGTAACAACCGCTGGTCAATTTCTTCGCAGGTATAATACTTACTTACATACATATTTTTAAAAATTTAAGGATTAATTACTGCACGTTGACGACCCAGTAAGAATTCAGAGTCGATATCTCTGAAGGGTTCTCCTTCTGAACCACAGAAAGCATTTTGTGGTACATCTGGATTTTCTGGGTCTACATCTCCACCATCCTCAATATCTCCCCGTATGCAAGCATAATCAGGAAGCCTATTTACCCGGAACTTAATTACCTGGCCAATACCAGGATGAGGTATTATCTTATCCCAAATATCCCCGAAGTAATCTTGAAAGCAGGTGACAAATTTGTTTCCGGTCATCGATTGAAATGCCGTTACATCATTGCCATTACCTTTCATTTCAATATGAACTCCAGAGGTACCGTTAAGGATAACCAAGTTACTATCAAACCAAATTCCATTGTTGGTAGTAATTGGTGTCCACCTCAGTACTAACATCTTTGCCATATACTTTATTTTTATTCTACAAATTCTACTTTTGTATCTCGGTCTCTCTTTAGGATAACCATGAAAACCAAAGCCTCATCCTTAGCTTGAGCCGTTTGAGTATCACCTGATGGCTTATAAACTATACCGTTGATTACAAACCTATCTTGTTCCCAATTAAAATCCCAATAACCTTCCGGTGTAAGATAACCGATTTGTTCTATATAAGATTTAGAAATTAGTATTGATAAGTTTTCGTCATCCAATTCCCCAGTGATAGTTGCCTTGTTGATAGGCCAGTTTCTGAAAGCATTGTAGTAACATAATGCTTCGATTTGGATGTTATAATATTTAGGTATACTATCCTCAGCATGGCTGAGAAGTTGGTTAACGTTTTTTGCCCAAGTGATTGTTTGTCTACCGGCATCCCAATCTAAGAAGTCAGTGATAATTTTCTTGTACCTATCCCAAGAGCGGTTCTTTACCATTCTCCAGGGTTCTTTTGTCATAACTCAGTAAGGATTGATTTATTACCACCTTTCACAGGAGTACTTGGATTAGGTCCATCCAATACACCCGGTTGCCTTCGGTTAACTACTCGAGGAACTACGGTTCGTGATACAGCATCACAGAACGGCAGGTATATTTCTAATCTTGAAGCTAACATACAAAGGTTCTTTCTTAATTCATCTATTAAGCCACCTGGTTGCATTGCTTGAGAAAGTGTTTTCCATAATGAGCTTGCAGCTTCTGCCAGAGTGTCATAATATTGAACTTCAGTGGGCCCAGTAGTGATTTGTTTAATCCTATCACCTCGGGCAAGTTCAGGTTTAGAAGTACCATCACCAGTTTGCTCTTTGGTAGATGTAATTTGACTTAGGTATTCGGAAGTACTTGTCAATAGATTAAGTATCTTCACATTAAGAAAGTCCCATGCTGCCAATTCCATTATTAATTGGTTTTCTAGTGCTTCATACCATAATTCATCAGTATATTTATCTGGTGCAATTACGTGGTTTACTAGCGGTCCAATATAATATTGCCATTTAGTGATGTATATAGATTTCTCTTCCCTGGTCATACCATCGGATATTTCTGAAGGTATGTAGTAATCGATTAAGTTATATATTGTATCGGCTAATGCCGTATGCCCATAATCACAAACTACCAGAGTCTTATCTACGGTAAGGTCTAAACCGGCAGAGTTAGTTACGTGTAAGGTAACTGTATAAAAACCGGGAGTTTCATAAGAATAGGAAACATGTCTTCCACCATTGAAAACCTCTCCCTTATCATCGCCAAAGTCCCAGTCAAAAATAGATTTGACTGGGACTACTTTGGATATGACTCTGAATGAAACTTCCAGACCTGACGTAACGTACAAAAAGTCTAGATTGTCTTTCATATTAGTCTGTCTTATGTAATTTTCATAGACTACCCTTTAGAAGAGGATTCAAAATCTTCCAGCAAAGCCTGCAACAGAGTCTCTACTGTATCGTTTGGTTCTGCTTCGATTTCGTGGAGTTTTGCAACCAACTTCAGTTCCTCAAGTGAGTAAGCCTTGGCAATTTTTTCCAAAGTCATACCTTTCTTGAACTGAGCAGTCAATCTCTTGTCCATCTTTTCGATGTCGGCTTCCGAATACTTTTCGATATCGGTTTTGTCGGCAACGATAATCAAATGACCTGCAGCGATAGCCTTTTGGATTTTCGGTGATCTCCATTGACGGCGGCTGAGTTCTTTGTCTTCTCCTTTACATACGGTAATCCCCGTTGATTGGTCATGAAAACTGTAAGCTCTTGGTCCCACAGTTACGGTATATTTTTCTTTAGCCATATTTTCTAAGATTTAAAAAGTGATAAAGAGAGGATAGGCTTTTTAGTTCCTACCCTCCCTTGGGAATTTATATAGATAAAACCGGACTACCTTATTCAAGGTTTACCATCAAGTAAGGGTCAACGTTCATGAATTCGGGGAATCCATTTTCGCTGAATTTCTTGTCGGCAGCCAGCAACAGAGTTGCATCCTGGTACATCTTAGAGAAACCAGTAGTCAAGCTAGCGTAGATAGCCTGAGTTTGGTTAGAAACGATTCTCTCTGATTCCAGCATCAACTGACGGGCAGTCAGCTTAATCAAAGCGGCAGATGTATCAATCAACAGCAGCTGTTGGTCTGGAGTACCCGGATGGATGTAGAAGTCGGCATTCTTGGGAACCGGAGACTTCACATTCAGTGTAGCTTCAGTTGTACCAGAGTGGCGGTCTTTGAATTCCGGCAAGTTCAACATTTCGATTGCTTGGTCTTCACCACCAATCATTGTCTGGAAGTTGCGTCCCATACGAGCAGCACGTACCCAGATATGCAAAAGGTCTTTGTAAGTGATACCATTGGTTGTTTCGTATACACCGATTACCGGGGCAGACTCAGAGCCATCAGGGTTGTTACCATTGATAGCCACGTCCATAGCCAGAGTATCCAGAGCATAACCCAACTGAACACCAAAGTCACGAAGATAGATTCCCAAGACATCGAGTGAAACGTAGTTGCGAACTTCGTCAGTAAGTTTGAAACCTTTTCCGATTTTGAAGAGGCTAACTGATTTCTGTCCGAAGCTAACATCACCCAATGGGATAGTTTCTGCCTCGTTAACCTTTGCAGGTGCGGCATCCGACATGTTAACCATCGGCATGATTGCTTGCAAACCATTGATAGGTTGGTCTGATGCAATGATGTTCGGATAGAACGGTGCCTGGCGCATACCCAGAGTGATAGCCGAGCGAATGATTTCCGGAACAATCCAACGGACATTCTGCTGAGGCATAGTGAAGATATTCTGCATGGTATCAACTTTCGGATTGATACCCATCTTTTCGAACAGTTCATCTTCGGAAATACCCCATTTACCGGTAACCAACTCTCCCAAGGTAATTTCTACAGGCTTCTTTTCCTGTGAACCGGAACGTACAGCTTCCAAGCTTCTTACCATTTCCGGCAGCTCATTCATAAAATCCTGAGCCTTCATTTTTGTAATATCAATTTGTCCCATAATTTCTTTTTGGTTTAACGGATGAGTACTTGAATTACATCATTTGCCTCATCTGCGGGAGTGATGGCAATGAACTGTGATTCATCTGTAGCGGCTTCAGCGATTGTGAAACGGTCATGCAAGAGGTCTGCAGTTGGGTTAATGTAACCACAATCTAGAGCTTCTTTTGCAACCCAATTCAAAATCATATAACCTTGAACGGCTACGGTTACTTCTACTGGGAAGTTACGTTGAGGTTGGTAAGCAGGATTGACATTGTCAGTTACTGCTATACCCAGATATACCTGGCTACCAGCACCACCCGGGATAAACGGTTCAATCAAACCGTCAGTACCCAAAGCAACTGCCATGCCCTGTACAATCTTTGTGTCAGCCTTTACATTGAAGGCTTGATGCAATTTGTGTGATTCACTCTTGTAAATCACCGCTCTCGGAGTTCTTTCTCCAAAGAGAGTCATTTGCTGAGGATCGTTTACGATTTTAGTCATAACTCTAAATATTTATATGATAACTTACTTGATTTTCTTCTTGTACAGACTGTCGAGTACGCTGCCGGTTGAAGAAGGTTCTTGGTTCTTGGTAGTGTCTTCGGTTCCAGTCTTACCTTCTTCCTCAGTTTCACTTACAGAAGAAGCACGGTTAACGTCCTTAGAACCGCATTTTGCACAAGTGAGAGGGAACTTCTCTTCCAAGCGAGCTTGGTAATCCTTAGTCAAGGAAATAAGAGTAGTGATACCAGTAGTTTCTGCATTGAGCATCGTAACGATTGTCTCATCTGCATTTTCACCCATCAACTTCTTGTAGGTTCCTACGGCATTCTCACGGAGAGAAGCAATGTGATTTTTACCTACCGTTGCCATTTCTGTCAAGTTTGCAACCTGAGCATTCAGATTAGTAACCTGTTCCGTAAGAGAATTTTTCTCTGTAGTAAGGTTATCAACAGAAGTTTGCAATTCGTTTCTGGATGATACCAAATTCTGAATCAAGGATACCGCAGCTTCCTGGGACATCTCTTGACCTTCTCCCAAGGTAAGCATATCCTTACCAAACAGAGATTCGAGAAATTCTTGTAATTCTTTGTTCATATTTTCTTTATTATTGGTTTTTGATTTCTCATCGCCTTCTTGGTTATCATTAAAAGAACCTTGAGTATCGTCCTTTTCCTGGAAGGATGAAAAGTCTGATTTGTAATCAGTGAAGAAGTATTGCTTGGATTTATCATCCCGGTATTCTTCGTAGGATGACCAAGTCCTTTTGGCAAATGTAGGATTGATAATTTTACCATCAGAACCAATCTTCTGGGCAAATGAATCAGCACCGTGTGATACCAGAGAAGTTTCCATATACCGAACTACTTCAGTAACAATTCTTCGTACCATTTCACCCTTTGAATCATAGGTACCGAGTTTTTGATAGAATTCACTCTCTTCCATACTTGGGTGAGATTTATCCCACTTAAATTGTACGGTAACCGAATTACTATGAATTGAAGGAGGTTCCATAAGGATGCCTCTAGCAATTCTTGGGTTTGCCTTACCATCAATCTTCAAAATACCATTAATACCTCCAGGGATAGTAAAGCTACCATCCTTGTAAGCCTCTTGCCACATCACTTGAGATACAGCACCGATTGCATTACCGATGTTAGTTTCATGGTCGCAATTTACTGTTTGCCCAAGTAACATTTTCATAGAAGCCTTGAGTACTCCATTCTGACCGAAGTCTGTCGGATTCCAGTTCTTAGATACAATCGTTTCTGAGAGTAATCTGAACATCGGTTCGATAAATTCTTCGTCCTTGGGAGTAAGTTCCGATTTATCCAGGTTAGGATAATAGGTATTATAATCTATATCCCCTCCCCAAAATCCAAATTGAGCAATGGTGTCCGGTGTAGGATTCTTCCATTTGTAATAATTCTCTGAGAAAGTCTGAGCCCCAACTGCTTCTGGGATATACCCAGCCATGATTGTATGGCCCTGACCTATCGTCATTGAATCAAGATGCTCTTTGTTTTTCTTTGTAAATTTACTCATCTTGGTTTAGTATTTTGGTCCCCTCGAGAAGGAGCCGGGTTATTCTTATCTCTTGACCTACGAGCAGATTGGTTTTTATCATTCTGCCTTTGTTTCTTCTTGGTACCTTCTTGTGGGTCACCTCCACCCTTAGAGAATTGGTCCTCAAGTGAAACTCTTGGTTCATCCTCATCAGGAGAATCGTATCCCATTTCCCAGGCATATTGTTCCTGGCTAATGATACCAGCTTTGTACAACAAATCAAGGTTCTGTATCTTATATTGACGACCTTGTTGGATTTTGACTTCATCTGAAACTGTAGAAGTTCCCCAATCAATCTTCATCCCTTTATTATTAAAGCCTGCCAGACGGAGTTCTAGAGAATAAAGTCTTTCCAATACATAAGCAACAAGCATTTGTATATTTTTTAACTGGCTAATCATCTTAGACAGCATTATGCCTGTTGCGCCTTCACCAGTAGTGGCAGATACCCCAATGATAGAACCGTTAACTCCAAGGCCATTAGCAACTGATTGTTGATTCATATTCCAAGGCTTCTCTATATTACCCATTTCTTTGGTGGTAGAGTTAAGCTTGAATTCATGGTCATCAATGTAACCAGCTACTACTCCATCTTTCATACTATCCCGAATATTACGTTTAAGTAAATTAAGTTCTCGGTTCAATCTAGCTTCATAGGCTTGAATACTTTCATTGGGTCTTTGGTTAGATTTTTGCATCTTAGCTTCAACAAAACCAACCATACCACAAAGCTCCATGATATGTTTGAAGTTAATCTTCATATCATTTTGACCTTTTAAAGAATCCAATGCAGGCATGAAAGGTGGAACTCCATAAGGTTCATCGGTATCATTGAACATACCAACATAGAAGTAAGTTTCTGGGTTCAGCTTAATGTAATCTTGTTGCTTCATCCAGAAATTATTGTTCTTCTGGTAAGGAGAATACACTCCATTTAGTTCACGTTTAAACTTGATATATTCTGGCTTAAGGAATAATACTGTTGCCAAACCATCAAGCTTATCATTTGGAACTCCCTCTACTGATATTGCCCCACTTACAAGAAGTTGAACAATCATTTTGTTAACCAAACCATCTATACCTGCCGTATACCGAGTCCAACCTTTAGTAGCTTCTTTAAGATGTTCTCTCATCTTAGATGCTTCGGCATCGGTATTATTAGGGAAAGTTACAGTATGACCGGTGTTAGCTAACTTAAACATATCCTGCAATGCAATTCCCATATCAGGATTTACCTTGTATAAATCTCTGATTAAAGGTATTACATCAACACGAAAAGAGGGTTCAACTATTTTAGTTAACCCTTGTAATGATGTTATTAAGTTATCGCTATCATCGTCAACTGAGACTCTACCAGGTGAGATAGTAGTAGATGGCTTTGCTTCCTTATTCTGGGAAGAATCATTCTTGGGAGGGTCCTTTTTACGGCCCCAACCCCAATTAAAATTGAAGTACTTTTTCATCTTGGTTGTACGATTACGTTAGTTTTTCCTTTCCTTATGTGATTAGTGATTGCTTTCCCAAAGATGTCATCATCGGAATATACATCACCTTCTAAGTCTACATCCACTGCAGAGTTATTTGCTCTGTGTTTACCCATTGCAACAGGTCTACCAATACCATCGTATATGAAGGTATAAGCTTCTTGAACGAAGAATGGGTCTTTGATAATTACATTATCATTTCGGATATCCTCTTCTAGGTTCTCTATTATCACTGAACGATTCTTGGTGGTGGTTAACCAACCTGGAGACTTATCCATCTCTGGTCGGCTTTTGCCCTTTTTCTTGAGCATCTTTTGGTAGTAATACAAATTCGGATAACCTTCATCCTGGAGTTTAGAAGTTACTGCTAAACCAACGTCATTGGATTCTGGAGCTATCAATGCTTGATTAAATAACATCCCAGTATCACCAAGTAACTTAGCATAAGTACCCACTGCCATTCTTCCCTTGTATATACATTGTTCTTCTCCTTGCTTATCCATGCAGGTAAATGAAGAGTAGTCAGTAGCTCTACCTGTTGAAACGTCTGCACCAATGAAATATTCCTTGTCATCCTCTGGTTCACAGAACTGCCTATACTGACCATTGAATCTCCTCTTTATCACTGGATAATCACTAAGGCAGTCCTCGATAGCTTTGATGTCAGCTAAGTCGAAGACTGTGTTACCTGATGATAAGAAGTCACCATCAATTTCTTGGGCAGTTCGTTTAGCCCCCAGGGCAGAAGACATTTGGTTGTACCAATTAATGTCTCGTTCTGGGTGCATTTGCCAGTATAATCGAATTGGGTTAAAGGGGTTTCCTCCAGCGATAGCATCTACCCAAGTTGAGTGATAGAAGTTACCTACACCGTAAGGAGTTGAATTGACGATAGCAGCACCACCGGTGGATAGCGTTGGAAAAGCTGCTGCCCAAATCTGAGCTGCCCACCGAACTACTGCTGCTTCGTCAATTACCAGGAGTGAAAGTGATTCAGAACGACCGGCTTCTGATGAGGTCGGGATTGATTCAATGAAAGAACCATTATCGAATTCTATCATTGAAGCAGAACCATATTCTCCAGTTCTACCATTTATGATTGGTGTTTGTAAGTACCATGGCAAGTTCTTGTACATGAATTTTATTTTCTTCAGTACCTTCTTTGCTGTGGTGTCCTTAATAGAGATGATGTTAATCTTCTTGTTAGGATGATACATAGCCAACCATAGGCAGTACATTGAAATAAGCTCTGTAATACCAGCCTGACGAAATTTCAGGATGATGTTAAATCTTTCGGCAATGAAATTATACAGAACTGATTTCTGGAATGGGTATAGGTCAAATCTTACCTTTCCCAATACTGGGTGTATCACATTACAGAAAAGGCTAAAATAGAAAACATCTACTGAAACCCTTGAGAGATTTGCAAGCTCTTCTCGAGTTAAAGTATTTCGAATTTCTGAGATAGTCTTTGCCATATCTAAAAGTTATACGTTATTTGAAATTCGATGTCAGTACCTATCCCAGATTTTATCTTCGGATAGTAAAAGGTATTGACCCCGAGTTTGTAATTAAATCTCTTAGTCTTGATTGAAAGACCAGCTCCCATATCGAAGAGATTATTGAAAGGTCTGTATTTGCCATAAACGTATGGACTAAGTGATAACCTTGCAACTTTCTTTCGAGTTAATTGACCCTCATACCAGTTGTAGTTGTACTTATCCAAATCGATATTGAATAGTCTAGTTGAATAAGTTCCTGATTGTTGATTCAGGAAACTTAAGTTCAACTGATTCTTCTTTAAGACAACTTGAACCAGGGAATCTTGTTTACTGATAACTGGCTGTCTTATGGAATCAGGAAAGAGAGTTGACTGCTTCTTGTTATCGTAAACTAAGATTTTACCTGGTTGAGTTTCTTCAGAGTACTTTTTCTCTGGTTTGAAGGGTTTGTCTGAGTAGACTGTATCTGGGATTTCATTGACCGCTTGATTCAAGGAATAAACTTCTCGAGTCAGTTTGTAATTCCTGAAGCAAAGGTAAATAGTAAATCCTAGAAGTACAATGAACAAGGCCATCTTAAATGTCTTCATACTTGATAAACTTTTTAATCTTACTCTTCAACCAGTATCTTTCCACAACGCTTAAGTTTGACTTAATGATGTGAAATTTGAATTGATAAGTACGATTGGTTTCGATAATCTCAAAACGTATTGACGGTAAATTCCGATACAGAACTCTAAAGAACTTAAGGATGTTATTCACATTCAATTCGGTAATTGGGTACTTTGCATTAATCATTCTCATAATCTTCGGTGTTAAAGTTTTCAAATCGAAATAGTCGCGGATTAATATACTATCTAATCGGTAATCGCTAAGCGATTACCTTTATCGAACGTAGTGAGATAATATCCCAATATACTACTACTGATATAGATGATATGATAGCTATATACGCAGATAAATATATAGATATATATACGTAGTATATTATATATCTATATATTTCAAGGCAGTGTTTGGACTTATATAGAATACTTTCTATATAAAGCTAAAACTAGTGATTCCGTTTAAGGCATTTCTTAAACCAAATCCCCACCTCATAAACCGAACCCTTGGCAATTGTGTACCTTGCCTTGTTTAACCAGTAATGGTGATTTTTAAAATCCCCTTCATAGGTATCACCTCTGGTAGTTTTGTAGAGGTAAATTTTAAATTTCTCTGGGAATCCCATGATTGCTTTGAAATCCTCAACTCCCAATGGGTACCCATCTGGTCTAAATTGCCTATCTGCAGGTCTCAGGGTTAATGGAGGTTTATCATCTTCCAATCGATATACTCCCGGGAGAGTACTCATCTTAGCTGTCTTGATAGGCCACTTCTTTTCCTTGTTGAAGTCTCTAACCCAGAGTCTATGTATCTTTGCTACTGTAAGATTCTTTTTCTCTGGTAGCTTTCGATAATCATACATTGCCAGGGTTTTTGCCATAAATGGAATCTGGTTAGTATCAATTTCAGAGCTAAACGTTAGTGGCTTAAGCAACTCTCTAGTTGTCTTTAGCTCATTAACTTTAAATACTTCATCAAAAGCATTCAAGTATTTCTTACCGGTCTTCTTATGAACTCCAATGATGAGTAATCGCTTCCTTGATACCTGAGAGTTCCCATAGTCGGAAACTGACCTTTCGTGAAAAACTAATTTATAGTCTTTCAGTGTTTCCTCAAAGAAATCCTTGGGTAGCAAGGATAGTAGTCTTGGTAGATTTTCTATAAGAAATACCTTAGGTTTATACTCTAATATTGCAGCAATTACTAGATTAAGACTACGATTATCCTGGGGATTGCCCAACTCCTTTACTTTTGATAACCTCATAACTGAGGATGCACCACAGTCTGGGGATGAAATTATGATATCTACTTTCTCATCAAATTCTTGTAAACAGAAACCTTTGTAGAATGGTATATCCCCAAAGTTGAGTTTCCATTGTTCTTCGCCCGGTGTATGGAATACTCCTCTAATCTCTATATTCCCTAACAAATTTTTCTTAAAAGGGAACAGGAGTGCACCTTGTCCAGCGCACACTCCCAATACCTTTAGATTCTTCATTTCTTGTAACTTCTCAATTTTACGTACTTAAGCCATGCAAATGGTTTACGATTCTCCAAGTAGTATGGGTCTTTATCATTATTGTGAGCTTCCTCTTCGAAACTTACATCATGATACCTCTCATTCTGTTTGTTCCAACCGGCAAAGCACATGATAATAAGATATTCGATTCCATACCAAATGTAAAAGAATCCCAAACCAAGGATAGGAATCCACCAGAAGGATAGACCCAATGAGCAGAGGATGATTCCTAGAATCAGACCCACAATTGTACACTCAATCTGTTGTACTTGGTGAGTACGTTCGTGATCAATATCCTCTTGCAATAAATCCTCTTCTTTATCCTTGAAGAAGGAGTTATAGAGGAAGGTAATTGCCTTGTAACTGGGGAAAAGGAATACTTTTGCTACCCAGCTGTTAAAATGACATCTTTTCATATCTTATCTTTGAAGTTTTCGTAAGAATTTCTTAGCTTTTGGTCGTAAGCATTTTGTGCATATCCAGGACCATTGTACTTTCTTGCAAAGCCTGCCCAGTCCTTTTCCTTGAGATTCTTCAAACAACCAGAGGTATTCATGAAGTAGTACATCAATTCTAGTTGTTTTTCGTGAGATTCTGACATCTTATAAACGAATTCATAGACATCTTTACAGCTACAAAGATTGTGATTGAAGCCCATGATCTGGAACATTCCCCAACTTGCAGACTTTAAAGCACATTCTTCGTCAATTTCTTTGGCTAATTCGAGTCTTTTGTACTCATGAACACCTCCGAGATACTTCGATTTATCCCATTTAGGGAAAAATACTGTAGGATACTTCTTGCAAAGGTAACCTAAATCTCTGTCAGGGAACTTTTTATGAAATTCCTTGTACATGATGTGACCTTCGAAGAGGATTTGAGGTCTCCCGTCAGCCAAAAATCCATCTCTACCAGCTGCTTCTACTACTTGAACAGCTTTGAGTAGAGCTGGTTCTAGACCCAAGCGATTAGCAAGGTCTCTAATCATCTCATTTGTTAATTTATCCATAACTTATCAGTTTTAATGGTTCAATTTTAGTAACGAAAGTATTGCTTATAACCCATTTTCGGGATGTTAGTTGGTTCTATTATCCTATATAATTCTAAAATATAATGCAATATGGAGAAGATTAAGAATGAAAATCGGTGCAAACTATGTAAAGAACCAATCAACCTGGATGATTTTGAATCCTCATTTGAGATACCTCAGTTGATGGCAAAGAAACACGTTTGCTTTAGTTGTGGTTTTTGGATAAAGAGGAAAGAATATGATGAGAAATTATGGAAAGAGTACTTCAATAGTGGTACTACCAACAGCTCAAGAATCCCGGTAGTTACTCCTAATTGGGAACATTGGATAGTAAAACCCTTTCAAAATCTACTAATTGAAACAGGTACTTTCTCAAGAGTAAAATTGGAAGCTACTCGTTATTACATGGCTGTAGTAACTGATGCTTACCCCAACAAAGTTTGGTTTATAGATAACAATAACATGTCCCACCAGGGCACTATTCCAGAGCATCTAAGACATTTATATACTCCAAATGGTATATACCTTTCTCCCATGGAATGGAAACTCTTCCAGGACCGCAAAACAGTTACCTCGGATGAGATAAAAAATATGATTAATAATGCAATAATATAAAATAAATTTCGTATATTTGCATAAAGAATTAATTAACTAATTAGATATGAAAAAAGAAAAGAAAGAAATCAAAAAGCTCCGTGAAGGTGATGAACTACTCTTCCAACTTGGAGAAAGACAAATCGTAGAGAAGGTGAAAGTAGAATCCATTGATAAGAAAGGTGGATTTGTAGTTTTAAGCAATCGAGTAAAGGTTGCTAGAAGTTTGGGTCCTGATGATACCTATGCAAGGTTGGATGGGAAAGATGGAAAGATATTACCTCTTACCGAGGAAAACGAGAAATACTTTCAGGCATTCAAGGCATATTTCTCAATTAAGAGAAATTCCGAGATACTGGATAAGGGTCTCAGAAATATGAGTAAGGAAGAACAAGTAGAGGTACTTATCGAATTCGATAAGAAGTTTACCAAGATTGTTAACAAATACTTCAACAAAGAGAAACAATGACTACAGTAATATTGACAATTTACCTGGTATGCTTACCGTTCACAGTATTTTTTGTAAAAGCAACCTTAGAATACTTGCCTCAATCGCATAAGGTGCATTCACTGGTATTATTCTTATCGGTCTGGTTTTTGCTACCTTTGTTTCCGATTTACCTATTATTGAAATTCATAAAACATAAACTGGTATGAGATACTTTTTTGATAGAGATGGTAACTATGCTGGGTCATCAATGCAAGGGTGGGAGGTAATACTCCTACTCTGCCTTCCAGTTCTTATTATATTATTCCTTGTATTCCTTCCCTTAATTATATTGCATAAATATGCCTCTAGAGAAGAAGATAAGAAATTCGAAGAAGAACATCCGCAAATATTAAAAGTAGATTCTTATATTACCGGCTGGTACCCTTGGCATAGGTATTCCCTTGCATATACCATCTCCCTTGTATGTTGGGTAATTGCAATGTTAATGGCTTTGACTAATTAACCTTGATTCTAAGCATAACCCTTTTAACATATCCGTTTATATTATTGCCCAGTATAAGTTCTATAAGTATACCTCCGGAGAAATCTGAAGGAGAAAGGTTTCCTTTTTTAACGGTAATAGAACCATGACTATAGGAACCAGAGGGAGTCCAATCGGATGGGTCTACTGTATCTATCTTATAATTAATGGCTTGAGAATATTCTCTATTACAACCATAAAATAAACCTTGAGCATCATAGAGACTCATATTAAAATAGAAATCAGAATAAGGTACCAATTGACTACCTTTTAAGTAGAGCTCGAATATAGCAGTGGGTTCTGTATATGAACCATTATCAGACCAAGGGACCTTAGTTACAGATATAAGTAAATATTCATCTTGGGATGCAGGTAAGGTACCTGAAGTTACATATTGACCATTATAGTTTAAGATATAGGGTAAGTCTTTATATGTAGTTAGAGAGTTCTTATCATACCTACCCCATATTTCTACATACATTGGGATATCTACTGCCTTCTGAGTGATTGTGATAGTGATAACTTTACCAGTAGTGGCTTGGGTAAGAGTGATAGTGGCTGCTCTACTTGAAGAACCTGAGTTTGCAGAAATGTCTACTTCTAAATTGTAAGATACTGCATCATTTGATGTCTTCTTAGTAAAAACCCAAGCATTACTTGATGAGATTGGTGGGTCATATGTGATACTTGTAGTAAAGTCAATAATATCTGACTTAGATACTTTACCATTCACTACAGTATCTCTATATGAGTGAATGGTAAAGGTCTTTTTGGTTGCATCTGAAGGTACTGTTATTTCCTGAGATGCGGCTCTGGTACTAAATACCAGATTTAGGGGGGGGGGATTTAAATTTTCCATATCTTTCTTTTAATATTGATACATGTCAATTCTGTTACTAGCTATAATATCCCCATAACTAAATAGTATATGAAACCATCCAAAATAAGTTCCGGAACTTCCTCCCTTAGTAGAGATTACCATAGAATCAGTACCTTGAGTTTGGTCTGAAGCTATGGAGAAACCACCATTAAAGGGACTTTGTTGAGATATCTCAAAGGTATCAGTAGTTCCCATTCCTTCAGTTTCGATAGTACCATCAGAATATAGGTCTGATTTGAAAACCTCGAAAATCATTCTGGATATAGTTGAATCTACATGGGTTTCATAAGTTTCTGTGTTGGCATCATAGATATAGTTTCCATTATCCGGATTACCTACACAGAAATATTTAGTTGAGATTATAGATCTCTGAGGAACCTGAGAGTAATTAAGGGTAATTCTCTTACCAGAGGCAGGTTGGAGAAGTACTATCTTACCACTTCGAGTGGAAGAGGTATTATTAGCTGGTACTGTAATGGTTAATTGGGAAGGAACCTCAGAAGTCTCAATAGTACTACCTGAAGGTAAATTCTGGGATTCCACTTTCCAATTAGCAGCATATTCTTGAGCTAAGTTACCATTGATGTACTTATAGGTAATAGATTCAACCATTACTACGGTAGTTTCTCCTGCCCCTGCAAAACTTAAATCAAGGGTGGTGACCTCCCCCCCCCTACGGAATGATACTACATTTTTCTTTTCCATATCCTTGAAATTTATAAAGTGATTATTTGGTCTGATGAAGGCAATAGGAAAGTAGACCTTAATTGCCAAGTTTGATTAGTAAATCTATAAGCTGATATACGATCACCTGGGTAAGCTATTTCAGTACTACCATCTCGTAAATTTACTCTTACACCCTCGGATTTTTTATACTTATGGACTGAGGTATCATCTAATACAGAGAAATTAAAATAAGCTGTACCAGTACTACCAGTTTGAGGTGTTTGCCCCTCTTTGAAGAAAGCTCCTGAAAAAGTGTTCAGAGGCCAATTGATTGTAAGGGTGATATCCTGTTCCGCAGCTTTCTGCCATATAGTCACTTCTCTACGTTGGTCACCACAGGTTACTAAGAGTGTTCCGCAGCTTTCTGCCATATAGTCACTTCTCTACGTTGGTCACCACAGGTTACTAAGAGTGTTCCGGACCTTTCTGAAGAACCTGAGTTTGCTGCAGTTGCTTCAACTATAATTTGGTACCAATTAGGTGCACCTGCCATAATAGACCCATCTTTAACTGTAACCTTAGTTGCCCAAGAAGGAGTTGCTCCTACGGATGGTTGTTTGGCCATTACCTCTCCATCACTTCGAGTCATATAAGATTGAACCATAATCGTAGTAGTATTACCTATATTAGCTCCTATGGTAGCACTTACATTCAATACACCTAAGAAGTAGGTATAAGTGAAGTTGGGTTCTTGACTTATAGGGAAAGATATAGTTTGACCAGATTCTCTCTGCTTAAATACAAGAGTATGGGTTCTGGCAGAGGAACCTGTATTCTCTTGCAGGGTGGTAAAAGTTACTTTGCAATCATTGCCCTCAAAAGCATATTTCACGCTTACCCAAGATGGGATGCTGGATTCCATATCCCAATCTACATTAGTCTTCTGCCCAGTACTCTTGCCATTAATGTACTTGGTCTTATAGGAGTAGATATAGGTAGTCTTGGTATCCCCAACATTCTGACCTATCTCAAAGCCCGATGCCCTGGGTGCAGCATTGGCTACTCTAAAGTTAAATTCGTTCATAATCTAATAAGTTTTATTGGTTTATAATTATTGCTCTCTTGATATTGTAGTCCTCTACCCCGGTGATACCCAAGGTTCTATATATTTATATAAATGCTAAATGAATATGAGAAGTACAGATTACATAAGTAAGGGAACTGCCGTAGCAAGAATCTATAAGGCAAGGGAATACCTATTAATGGATAAAGATTGTAGGAAGGGCCTATGCTTTTACCTAAGGTCAGTAGATATCCTGGATTACCTCGAAGAGATTGGGATATGGAATTTAGATACCTTCAATATAGAAGTTCTATGGGCCTATGAGGATTTTATAAATAGAAGTTGTATAGTGGCTCTAAGAAATGTGAAGGTAGTGGAGAGAAGGTTGAATACCATGTATAGTTGGAAGGATAGCTTTGATGCTAGGAGTTCATCCAAAGAGATATGGGGGATAGCAAGGGATTCTATCCCTAAGATTTCTCAAAAGAATTTCTATTGGTGGGACCCTAATGATAGAGAGGTAAGGGTGAAGGCAATCGATTTATTAATTAATAAGGTAATGAAGTATGGTGAAGGAAAAGAAGATTAGGAAAGTGTTCGAAGAAATATACCAAGAGCAGTTAGCTAAACATAGGAGAGGAGGAACAATACAGAATCTTTGTAGGGTAATCAAAACCCATTGTGTTTTGAATGGGTATTCAACTTTATGGATAGAGATTCAGCAATGGTTTAAACCTGAAAGATATGGTTTAACGGAGTTATATTATACGATAGATGTTAATACCCCTACCCCGATTGAGATGATTCCTTATGAGGATAGAGATAGGTATTATTGGTTTCCTGTACATCAGGTATATAATTTGAAGAGATTGGAGATTCTTGAAATGGAGATAGATAATCAATTAAAGGAGGAAGGTTATGGTGAAGGTTGAGACTTTGAAGGAAGATGGGTTTGTTAGAATCCTAAGATGTAGGGAAGGTAATAGGATTTGGTATCAGATGTGGCTTACCGATTTGGAGAAGGGTTGCATTGATAGATATTTCCTTGATATGGAAGTTAAGGCTTGGTGGTTGATTAATCTTCAGAGATGGTATGTTTTCTTTTATGAGAAGAATGGTAGGAGAGTTAGGGGAGTATTGGGGAAAGATAGGACTAAGGATTTACTTAGGAGTATTTTGTAGGTATAGGCCCGGGATGGTTAATCTGTCTTGGGTCTTTTTGTGTGAGCATGTGTGGTGTGTGGATGTGGGCATGCCCTTAATACGAGGAGCCAAAAAGTTGTGGTACTAAATGGGCCGAACGGTTCCGTTAAATTTAACATTTAAAAATAAAAAGTAAGGGACAAACATTTTTATTTGTCCCTTTGCTTTCTAATTATCTATTAAATGATTACTTAAATTTTTTATAAATTGTTCATTTAAACAATAACATAAGTATAGTAAAAAAGTTTTAAAAGAAAATTTTTTATAAATTGTATATTCAACTTCATTTAAATAGTCCATGCTTATTTGTTCTAACAATAGAAATTGCTCTACATTAATTAATTGAAAAGTTTGCACATCAATAATAGTAGATATTATTCTATGATTTGGCTTTAAAAGAATATAAACTACATATAAAGCACTAACAAAAACAGCTAATAAGATAACAAAAACAGCTAATAACATAATAATTTTATTTTTTTTATGATAGGGAGTAAATACTCCCTATCTGATTTTCTTTACTTCATTGATTTTTTCACGATTTCGAGACCTTTTATTAATATCGCTTTCTTTTCTTCTTTAGTGTTTTCGCTTGCAATTGAAGAAAAAGAAAAATCATTTATTACATAGACTTGTTTATAAAAGTCTATAAAGCCCTCAATTAGTTTTTTATCTGCATTGTTTGCAATCGTTGAAAGAAAATTGAAAGTTACGTTTCTGAACTTTTTGCGTAACGATTTAATTTGTTTTTCGTTTGCACCCTCAAAAAGTTCTTTTTTGTAAATTTCTGTTTTTGTTCCTAAAGATGTTTTGAAAAGACCCGCATTTTTTTCTTTTACAGACTTTAAAACATCTAAAGCAATTAAACTATTCGCTTTGCTGTTTGCACTTGCTTTTTCTACATTCACGTTATTAATTTGCTTTTTCATAATTAAATTGCTTGAAAGTTTTGTTATTTATTATTTTTATTACCTTTTCAAATAGACCCTCAAGACTTTTTAAACTATTCTAATAAGGTAGTATTTGTTTCATTTCTGTATTGCAAATATAAGAACTATTTTTTAATCTACAAAAATTTTTCTTGAAAAATTTTTGAGAAAATGAATAATTTTATTTTCAAAATTATTTTTGTGAAAAATTCATAAAATAGAAAATATTGTGCACCCTAAAAAGGACTTAATATTTGCACTTAATTTTGGGGGTTCACAAGGGTAATCTTCACACGCCTTGTAGTAGGCATATATGATATGTATATGATAATCCTATATGGCCTATGCCTGTCCTCTTGAGAGTGTATTATATACCTGTATATTGATAGGGCCATTAATGGACTAAGGTGATAAAGAATTAAGGCCGATTAGCTATATCCCCTATTATTGCCCTCTAATAACCTATTAGGTCCTAATTCAATAAGGCCATATAGGGACTATGGTAAGCCTATAGGGATTAGGATAGCCTATAATGGCTTACTAAGTTAGCGTAAGTAAAAACCCAGGTACCTAAGTTAGGCCTGGGTAATATTCTTATTCTTGGCAACCTATGGTACTATCTGAGTCTAGGATTATTATATGTTCTGATTCATATAGGGGTTCTTGGTTTGTGGGTTTATTCGTTTGGCAATGGGATATAATACCGGTATAGATATCGTATAAGAAAATATGTAGGCCTTGGGTTAGGTCTAGTTTATTTATTTCTTCTTGTTCTCTTAGAGTCCAGGTGTCAATGGCATCATCCTTGAGAATCTTGGCTAGGTATTCGAAATTGGTTTCCATTGTGATATATGTATTATAGGGTTAGTATTCGCAATATTCTCGTTCAAGGAATATATTGAGATCCTTGAAAAGTTTGATACCTGGTATAGGACCATCATTTCTGTCCCAAATCTCGAATTCGATAAATTGGGTCTCATAGCCTTCTATATCTGAAATAGAAAGGAGATAGTTCTGGCTTGGGTCAAATTCTTCAAGGAAAACCTCGATAGTAGCCTTAATCCTAATAGGGTGAGTATTAGTAATGCCTTGTACGATTTGTGTTAATCGGTTTGATAATTCTTCTGTGTTCATAGGTAAGTGAGTTTTAAGTGATTATTATTTTATTTTCTTACTGCAAATATAAAGACTTTATTTTAATTATGCAATAACCCTAATTACCTTCGTAGGTTATTAAGGGCCTTGAATTATATTTGCCTTAGTCCTTGAGGCCATTAATGGAGTAAGGCCATAACACGGTAAGTCCTAGAAACCTTATAAATAATGCTAATATAAATACTTAGCCAATTACTAATAAAGCTCTAGGACCATATTACCTATTTCCTTATAATTACCCTATCAATATTAATTATTACCTGACCATTGGGGTTATCCTTACCTTTCTTTAATAAATAACCTATACTACCCATCGGTATATTATAGGCCTTACATAATTCATCCCAAGTTTTATAATTTGCCTCTTGCTGAAGAGCCTTAATAAACTTAGGATTATATTTCCTACGTTTCCTATCACTAACCTTAATAGGGGTATAGGTAGGTTTAGGGGTACCTCTTTTATCTTCCCAAGCATATAAGTTAGGAAATAACTGAGCAAAGTATTTCTGAACAGTGATACCTTTACGTTTGCCTTTAGCATCTATCAGTTTCATCTTAGGTTTGACCTTAATGAAATGATTGGTTGTTTTGTTCTTAATCCTACCATCTGAATAGAATCGGTAGGATGGGAAATCCTTGTGGGTTCTGTGTTTCATATTTACCTTGTTTTATTTATTAGTATATATGTATATAATAGTATTTGGTAAGGTAAATAGGATAAGGTAATTTAGGGGCCATTAATGGTCGGATTTAATTGCCTCAATAGGCCTTTTTGTGATTGCCCTTAAAGTGGTAGGGCCATGTGGTATGATAGCTAGATAGCTATGGAGTATAGTGTGTTGTATAGTGGAGTGTGGGTACCTAGACCTTGATCTCAAATTTTTAAAACCCCCGGCGAGGTACCCCAAGGGAAGGAAAAGAAGTATGTATTATGTATATTGATTGTATATATGATATGTAATGTATTAGGTATTATATTATGTGTACCTTAGTTAGCGCTATTACGTTTTTGATTATTTGTTTTGTTGGGTGGGTAGGTGGGTAGTATTATAGGATTACCTTGAATAGGTATTCGATTAGGATATTGTATAGTGATAGGTATATTAGGTACTTGGTTATGTATAAGGCTTTGGGATATTTTCTTTTGTTTTCTTTGTGTTGGGAGTAGGTACGTTCTACGTCTAGGATCCTTAGTAGGAAGTAGAGCCCTACTAAGGATTTGGATAATATGTATAGGATCTGTATCATAGTTCTGGTATCCCTTGTTTCTGTATTACGGTTCCTCCTCGATTAAAGGATATCTCTTGGCATTCTAGATGTATTGTCTCGAAGTATTCCTGGATGCCTTGAAGACTGAAGAAGGTTAATTTCTCGTTACCGTATATGTTATTTACCTGGTCTACGATTTCTTGTTTGGCTTTGGTTGGGTCCTCATTGAGGGAATGTATTATGTCCTGTACTTCGTTGTCCTCGATTATTACTAAAGTAGTGATTGTTATTTTCATGTTCTAGTCAATAAATAGGTTATACTTAATGTTTTCTAGTGTGAAGGATATGAAAGGTTTTTCCTCTGTTTCTTCCTTGGGATAGGCATTGAGGATTAGGTCATCCGTATTTAGGATTAGGTTTACTTCCTGTCCTCCATTAGTTGTGATGATGGTGATATCTTCCTCAAGGTCTCTGTCTTTCTCATCGCCCAGTGAATTAAGGAGGATAGCAGACCATGGATAATCTTGGACCTGTGATATAAGGATGATAAGCAGTTGGTTAAAAGCTCTTGTTTGCATGATGTTAATGGGTTTGTGACCTGTTCGAGGTCGGTTAATATTATATTTTTATTTCTCTTATGCAAATATACGAAATAATATAATACGTGCAATTAATATAATAATATATGGGGTTAACTGGGTACCCTAATGAAGTCCAGTATTTCGATATCATAATATGGCATTCCCATTAGTTCTCGGATTACCCGTTTGGTAAAATGTACATGCAAGTGATTAGGATTTAATGTTTGCCTTGGATATCTGAGGTATGGGTTTAATTCTTCAGTACGATACGTAACAAGGAAAGGCTCGCAAAAGCCTTCTCCTTGGATATTGAATGATACCAGAAATGTGTCTTTAGTTATCATATCAGTATGGGTATTAGTTGTGTATTTTCGATTGTTAAAACCGTATCTTTTGTTAATGGTCGGGAACCGATACCGAATATAGTGATAGCGGTTCCCTGAGGTATTCTAATCATTAATAGGAAGATGATGTAGTCTTTCATTTGTTACCGAAATAGAATTTGCATAAGTCGTCTATGAAAGTCTCTTCTTCGTCCATGATTGTATCTGATTGTATGTATTCGAATTTGAATTGAGAATAGAGTGGTCCGAATACCAGTATCATTATGTTATCCTGAAGGTCGCATAATGATTGTTCCTCCTCTTCAGAGAGAGTAGATTGGTCCTTGTTAATGATATCAGAATAATTCTTAAGCAAAGCCTTTAGATTCTGAATACCTTCTGGATTATTGATTTCAACATCCAGCAATGTGGATTTCATTTCTTCTGTAATCATGATTGTATAGCTTTATAGGGTTTAGCAATTACTGATATGAACCCTTGTGGGTATTGGGTATATAACAGTTGGAATGATACACCTTCTACGTTTGGTAAGAATACCCGTATGATATTTGCAAGCAATGGGTAGATTTTCCATTGGTTCTCGTCCAGGAATTGTTGCCATTCAGTATGTTCATCCTCGTCATAGTTACCTGTTAGTTGGATATGGTATCCCTCTGGTGGAGGTGTAGGAAGAAATAAGTTGGTTACAACTTCGATTTCGTTGGTTTCCTTTTTATATTGAGAGATAGGATACCAGATACCTTCGGTTTTCCATTTGTCTAATTGGAACAGAGTCATTCCCTGTTCCAGTGCGTTAAGCAGTTTGTATAAGTTTACCATAGTTGATTAGAGTTTATTGATTGTTTCTGAAATATAGAGCCCAGAGAATAATTCTGTTTCTCTGTGGTCTGATTCGTATTTTTCGAGTGATTCAAGAGTATCGGAATATTGAGATATCATGTCTTCATCGTTTTCCTCGTTAGCAATGAAGTTTCTCAAATGAGTTTTGAGACCTTCGATGACATAATCTTGGTGTTCAGGAGTTAATTGAGGAATAGCATAAATGATAGCCTCTACTTGTGAAGGAGAATAATCGTAGTATTGGTCATCGGCACCCTCTTCTAAGTCCATTGATAGGATATTTGATTGGATATCATTGAAGAGAATGTCTTCGTTGGGATAAATGCAAAGAGTAGCAAATGCACCTTGGTAATCATTTGTTTCTTCGATGTCAATTTCAAAGATTTCGATACCGTCTGAAACTGAAAAACCTTCTGTATAATCGAAAGTATGAAACTTGTTAGCATCGATTATCGATTTGAGTTCGGGGAGGGTTTTAATAATTTTTTCCATATAGTCTATAATTAAAAATGATTTGAGAAATATTTCTCACTGCAAATATACAAAATTATTTTATAACTTGTATCACTCTATAATATTATTTTTAAAATAGAGAGGTGCTCGGTTTTGGTTATGTACTGAGCACCTCTGAGGATATATAGAACTGGTTAGGGAATTATTTGTAGGCCATTATCCTCATTGAAATACCTTAATTTCCTCCTGGTTATTCGGCCCTCTTTGTCCTTCAAGTTATCTACCCATGATGGGAATTCTTTGATTGAAGTTTGTTGTTTGATTCCCCAGGCATCCAAGATTGTTACTGTTTGATTTTCTACCTTGATAGTATAAATACTTCGATAGGTAGTAATGGTTTCTGGTATGCAGATGATTCCTTCTGATTTACGCATGCCTGCGTTTGTAGCCTTAGGATAATCTGTATATTTAATAATACCGTTCTCAGTAGTAGCATAATGTAACCTTCTTCGGGTTATTCTTTTACCGTATGAAAGTTTCAGCTTGCTATACCAGGTTTGATATTCCTCTAGAGAATTAAGCATAATAATTTGACTTGTTCCTTTAGCAGGAGTCTTAGATTTACTTATGGCTTGCTGAATAAGGATTTTATCAGGTTGCATAGTTAGCGAATATACAACTCGTTTGTAATTAAAGCTGAATACTGAACCAGAGGAGCATTCTATCTCCTCTGGTACGATAATAGGTTTTTGTTCATTCATAATGTATACTCCTTTCTGATATCATCGAATTGTAGTAATGCCTTAAGTATCTTGGTTTTAGACCAGGTAGGTTCGAAGCCTATGCAAGGTAGGTCTTCGTTATGAGGTACGAATAAAGTCATCCGACCCTGTTTTTGTAAGTCGGATTTTAGTTTCTTGTAATTAGTAGCCATAGTTATGATATTCTGAAGTTGAGTTGATAAATCCAGTTATTAGTATCCAACCTGGTGAATGAGATGAATATACCATCGTTATCGGTAAACTTTTGCATGAATTTCAGAGCAGCATCTGCAGCCTTGTTCTTTAATTCCGTAGTACTAAGAGTTATTATACTTTCGAAAATGAAAGTATAATAGGTAATCTCATATTGAATAAAGCAATTGATGTCTATCACCTGGAGATTGTGTAGTTCTGATAACTGGTATAGTTCAGTCATTAATAGGTTGTAGAGATTCTTTTTCTCATCTCGATCTAAATCAAAGTCGGATTTGTTCTTTATGAACTTAGTTACTACTTGAGCAAGTTGTTCATCCTGATTGTAAGTTACTGGGCTTCTCATATTTTTGTCTATTTTAAATTTGATATGCAAATATAATCATTTTTATTTATATTACAAAATAATACTCTTTTATTTTAAAATGAGCTGAGGATGTGTATACACACTAAAGAAGGCAGTGGATTAGACTGCCTTTCGAATTTAGACCTTATTGATTACAGTGTATAAGGCTGACCTAATTATTGATTCTCTGGTAGAGTTATCAAGCTTTTTCTCTACTTCATTTCTGAAGCATTCTTTTACGATATGACTCAATTCCTCTTTCAGTCTGGAAGCTATTTCATCTGTAAACTTTTGTACCTTGAATGCTTTAGTTAATTCCTCTTTAGCACCCTCTAAAGGCTTATTTTCTACTAATTGAATGGTCTCATTAAGATATACTTCAAAGGTTTCATAACCTATCCATTCTATATCATTTAACCAATTTTCAAATTCCTCGTATACCAAGAAGGTATCTGGTTCATGCCCAGTGCAGGCATCAAATATGGGCATGATATTTCTGAGGAGCTCAGTGCCCACTAACTGTGTTGGACTTACTTCGGTATGTATCTTATATAAACCGTGTTCATTCTTTAGACCCACTATCAGGTGAGTCACTAATGGGTTTTTCCTCTTGTTTAACATAACTAAGTTTTTGTATTATGAGTTGAACGTAGGTGTTTTTCTCTTTGTATATGAACATTACCGATAAGAGTATATCATGTTTCGGTAATATCATCTGTATGAAATTGCCTGGAGCAATTACCGTAGCAACTACTGGAGAATCCTTTTGTGAGAAATTCTCCAGTATCATTTCTGTTCTTCTAATATGTTCAGGCTTTGTTGGGTCCAAAGTTAGGATGGGAGCAGTTAAACATTCTTTGATACCATTGGTTAAGGCATTGTATAACCATTCATCATTCTTTAAATCCTCAGCCTGGAGAGTCTTCATTATAATCATATCCGGAACCTATTTAGTATGATATTATTGTTATCAATCTCGAATAACCATAATTCATGGTCCCGATAAGAGTTTGTTATCTTACTAAATTTGGATATCTGAAAGATAACATGAGTTGTTGTTCTTGAAAGCATACTTGCATGGCAAGTAACATTATCCGAAGATAGTTTGTTCTTGAAAGCTTTTAGCAAGTCTTCATCACTTTTGTTAGCATTGTCTTCTAAAGTTTTGATAAACTCTATTTCGACATTTTCTGTCATACTTACCTTTCGGAAAGCGAATTTCTCTTTATTTTCCATGTTCTTCATTGTTTTTACCGATAGTCTCTTCTATAATTTCTTCAAGAGTCCTTTCGATGATGTTTTTAACTATGGTTTGATTCTCTACTTTAGCATAACTATAGATTAGGTCCAGCTGACTGCTTATGTAAGCATCTACCATTGATAAGTCCTTGAATAGTTCCCATTCTTTTAGGAAATTGAGCCTAATCATGTTAGTAAACATATTCTCATCATAAGGGATTTCAATGTAAGCACCTACCCTATTGAAGATATGTATTAAATGTTCTTCGATATACTTGGGTAATTCAAAGCAAGATGGTATTTTAGAATAAGTAATTCTACTCGGTATTAAATACTCGAAGGTAAAACGTTTAGAGAATGTTATTCCTGGGAAACGTTTACCAAATATCAAAGGTATCTTATACTGTAATAACTGAGGAGTAGTATCATATATTACATAATGTTTAAGATACTCATTGTACATATCAAAGTATAACCGTTCGTCAAATTTACCAGACTCTATCATGCAGAGTTCAAGAATCCGGTAAATAGATTTCACTGGCCCTTTGAATACCAGGTTACCCTTATCAAGGTAGATAAGGTTTTTAGAGCATTTCTTTCGTTTAAATAGGTTCATGTGCTTAGAATGTAAAATTTATGTATATTTCTCTGTTTCCCTTGAGGAATTTCTCATGATTAGTATCTTCGTACTTATAGCAAGAATAAGTCTTAGATACTTTGTCATATTCGCCTCTTACCCATACCGGAGCAGTTTCTGTTGGTCTGAGTTTAAAATAAGTCCCTTGATTAACCTTGTTAACTTGGGTTTTCTTGTATTCTAAATTGATATCCATATCAGTATACGATTAAACCTGGGAACCCAAGTTGATTTGTTTCTAAGTTTATGGGTGTTTTGTATACCTTAACACTGCCATAGTAATTCCTAAGGTCATCATAGGAATGATGTTCATAGATGTCTGAATAAAGATCATCCTCTCCCTCCTGATATAGGTCGATTAAACGTTTCTCGGCTTGTTCATCGGATGTTTCCATTACTTGGAATAGGAAGTCTCCGGTAATAAGCGTGTAGATGTAACAATCTGTTTTCATATTTTTGTCTATTTTAAAATTGATATGCAAATATATAAATTTTCAATATATAATGCAATGAACCTATTTAACTACTAGAGCCTCTTACTACGTAAGAATTGAGATGCAAAGGAGCCAGTATCTTCTTCCTCTGGTACTTCCTCATACTGATACAATTCTGGGTCCTCCTCATCTGGGTCAATACGCATTTCTATTTCTCTACGTATCTCATGATGTTCATCAGGGAATAACTCCATAGCTCCCTTATAATCATCGGTAATCTGGGCTAACTCTGCCTTGTTAAGGTTAAGACCTTCCTTACTGGTATCTACTCCCTCTTGCTTAGTAGCAACTACCTCAGGTAATGAAGCTATATCATATCTTTCCTCTAATAGTTTAGCCTCTTCTGTCTTATCTAATATCTTCTGAGATTCTAATACTATTTGACGTGCCTCGTCGATTGAAATAGTGTTCTGAGGTTGATTTACATTATTCTGATTAAACTGAGCAAATATGTTGGTAGTACTTCCTCCAGTAATATTACGTACGATAGATTGAAGAGAAGTAGAGGATTCCAACTTTAACTTCAAAGCCTTACCCAGCTCTGCAGATATAAATGGCATATACTTACCTCCCTGGGATTCTCTCAATACGTTTACCTGATGGGCTATCTCCATACGGTCTTCTAGTACCCAAGCAAGTTGTTCTCCCATTAATGCTTGCAGTAAATCTTCTGATTTTTCTTTGTCCCAGATTCTTGAGCTTAATAGCCTATCTCTCATAAAGATACGTATGTAATTGATATCTATACCCATACGATATGAGAAGGTATTAATATCATACGTAATACCACATAATACACCATTACCCATTAACCATTGATTGATAAGGTAATTGTGTATATTTATCAGAAGTGTATCATTTGGGTTCTTCTGATATTCTAAAGCCATTGCCGTAACTCCCATAGGTCTTGGGAACCTTACGATTTTATTTCTTTTTTCTAACATACAAATGAGATTTTCTTATGTCCGAACTTTCATCGTATCCCACATACTCTAAATCGTACCTTACATACAGATTCAAAGATAGATTGTAGAAATATCCTAAGTATTTATCCCTTACTACCGATAAATTAAAAGCATCACCAGAGATTAGGTCCCTGGTGAATACTAAATTACCTTTCCCAGTAATAGGGATTTCAAGGCAAAGTTTATAATCCCCTACCTTGAATTTATTCCCATGAAGGTCTGTGATTTCCCTTGCCATAATTTACCTTTTTACGGTTCGTAGGTTTTTTGTCTTGTTTACTACGGTTATTATCCCTCTGGGCAAATTGTTCCTCAATCATCTTTTGAATATTGGGGAATAATTGGGTCCTTAGGGGAACTACCTGGGTAGCGAAAAAGGCATTCCATAACTTCTGGGTAAATGGTTCTCCTAACTTTAACTTGGAGATTGCCCAGAACTTGGTTTCGAAATTCTTAACTATTTCCTTAAACCGATAGTAGTATAGTTTATGGGTCTTAGGATTAATGCCAATGGTAGTAGTTTGGCAATAATCTAGAAATTCGTTACCTAATTCGGATATAAACTCTTCCCTTTTAAAATCATAGTTCTCTTGGTCGAGCTTAAATAATTTAACGTAATCGATTGCTTCCATGTTATTGTTTAATTATGAGTTTAGGGTATCCATCCGTAACCTGGAATAGATATCCCCTTATATCATCTTCATAGTATGAAGACCAAATTGTTTTCTCTAATCGAAAATTATCTAAGATTGCCCCTTTCGGAATACCAGTAACATATATCTGATGTTTGGGCATTATTGGGGTTATCCCGAATTTACCCTCTTTGTAATTACCATATGTACCATAATCCGGCATATTGCCTGTGAACCCAGTGGGTTGTAATACATCACTTACCAAGGTAGTTGGTTGTAACTCCCTTTTATTACAGAAGAACCGTAATTTCGATTTGCCTATATATAGGTCTTTAACTATTGCCCCAAACATTTGTATATGATTATATGGGTTATACCTTCTTTCTTGAAATAGAATTGGTTCTGTGAACGTTCTTCTAGTTTCTTCAATTCTCTTCGAGATTCAGTACAGATTCTGTCAGATTTTCTTAGAATATCCGAGATGCTATCCCAGATGGGTGCCATTTCCTTTACAGGCCCAGCATAGACAATTTTATGTTTAGCCTCGATTTGGGGATATTTTGATTTATACTGGTATTTACCTTTGAGGTAAAGTACGTTATACTTTTCTGTTCCGTTTCTTCTTTCGTTTTCCATTCTTAGTATTATTATCTATGTAATCTGAAATATCATCAAGCTGCCCTAAAAGCAATGCTTGAATAAAGATGTGTATGGGCCTAAAAAAGAAATTCCTTATGTTATGAGGATTGATATACCAATCGTAAACTATAAAGAATTTCTTTATCTTAGAATGCTTAAGTGAATGCTGAACAAGCCAAGATTTACAACATCGTTTATGTAATTCGACAAGTTCTTTATCTTGTTTAAGCATCTCCTTATCAGAGAAGATAGTGTAATCCATTATGATTCTTTATAAAAGTTCCCAGACCGATTAGCCCGGGAACTTAGGTTAATAGAGGGTTATGCAACTTGTTCGGGTTTGAGAACCTTTTTACGAAAGTCCTCATATGCCTTAGCAGCAGCCTTGAACTCTTTGGAGTTTTGGTCTTTGATACGAGCCATGGCAAGTTCCAATCGATGAAGTTCGTTTCGAGTTTGTTGTCTCCATTTCTTCCGAGCAAGAGTGTCAACTACATCCTCGGGATATACGTATTTTACTTCCCGATTTGAGATTACCTGTTCGATGATGGAAGGTTTTTGTTGTTCCTTAACTTCCTTGACAACCTGTTCCTTTTTGGAAGTTTGGGTTTTAGGAGAGAGTTCTACCAATTTAGCATTGGCAAACTTAGTGGCAGCTTCTTGAGCATCTTGTACCAATTCCTTTTTAGTCTTTTTGGCCTTAGGAGCAGAAGCCTTAGTAGTCTTAGAATTTTTAATTCCTTCAAGTTGTTCGGCAACCTTAGTTGCAACCAGGTTAGTAACCTTTGTTTCATTCTTTTTCATAACGTCTATATTTAAAATGTTAGTAAAATGATTAATTTCTTTTTCTGATACAAATATAAGAACTTTATTTTAAAATAGAAAAATTTTATTTGAATTATTTTCTATTTGCTCGGGTTAATCGGCTAGGAAGTCGAAGATTTCTGGAGGATAGTTAATTTCATCCTCTGGGTCATTTATGTAATCTTCGTAATCCTCGTTATATTTATCGTAAATGTTATCTTGTGATGTATTGGGTACCCTTGTACATCTTTCAGGATATTTCTTTACGAAGTCATAGGCTTCTTGAGTAGTCATTACCTTGTCTGAGGTAAATTCGTAGGTTACATAAGAATAAGTTTCACCCAATCTAGAAACTTCATATTGCTGGTATCCAGATTTCTCAATCTTATAGATTTGATTTTCTGGAATCGTTTCTATTTCTACCCTATACTTATACCATTGTTTTTTTTGCTCCCTTTCTTTTGGTTTAATGCCCATGCTATCTTGAAGAGAGATTAACTTGGTTATTGGACTTTCAAAACGAGAAGGAGCAGTGCTCACTTCTACTGGATGAGTTCTATTCTCACCAATAAAGTAAATCACTGCCCCCAAGGTTACCAGGCCCAATATGAATTTAGTTTCTGAGTTCATAACCTGTAGTTTCGAATTTATTTTTAATGTTCTTTGCAAGGTATTTACCCTTAGATTCTGCAAGGTGTAAACCATTGCATATCTTATAAGGTACTTCATCATACCGATATACTCGGTTATTTTTAAAAGCTACCCAAAGTTGTTTTTTCTTTGAATCATAACCATAGCCCTCAATGTTAGAGGATTCGCAGGGAATCATTTCAACTCCCGTGTTCATTTCAACTGATTCTAAGTATTCGTTCTTTTCCATGTCTATATTAAAGTTTTAAGAGTGTTAGTTCAGGGTGAAACTTAAGGTTTGATTTCTGGAAGATTGCCCAGGTTCCCAATACGCCTTGAGAATTGGTATGTACCCATTCATCCTCCATTCTGAATAAGATATGTGAGCATACCAACATTTGATATTCAGAGATAGTCTGAATTAATTGGGGTGTTTGCTCAATGTCTACATATAATTGGATGTGGTCATCCAGTGCCATGGTAATCTCATCGTTATCAATCTGAAGTAGTTTCTTGATTAAGTCATTGGCAATGTTATTGCCCTTAGAAACATCCTCCTTAAGAGAATTTAGTGATTCGATTTGAATACCAGCGATTAGCTTGATAATGTCTTTTGTTTCTTTGTCCATAATTAAAAATTATCTTTATGCAAATATACGAAATTTATTTTATATAATATACTCTTTTATTAAATAGGGAGGTAGATGTTAGCGGTTGATTACCTCTTCCATCTTCTCCTTGATTGAATCTGGGAAGATTACATCCCTATACCATCTCATAAAGAATTTCGAAGGCTTTTTCTCTGGGTTGAGAAGTAATTGCCTTTGCTCTGTAGAGAACTTAATTCGTTCCTCTTCTAACATATACTTAGGCAATTTAGTAAACTCTGCTTGAGAGAAAGAGATAGTACTCTTACCAACTTTAGTTCTCATTGGTTTACGCCTTTCCTTATATAGGTACGGAATAATCTTTTTCGACGGTCCGTTAAGGATGCTAAAGCCGAAGATAACCATGGGGTCGAACTTATCTGCTTTTGGGTCCTTTGCACGTTTGATACATCTTGCCATCCAGGAGAATGAATTGGGATATTGCTTATTCTCCGTCGGTTCTCCCACATCTTTTGCATCAAATTCAAATCCTGGAAAGTGAAACAGAAAGTCCTCAGTAAGGATAAATACAAATCCAAGTTTTCTTAGGTATTTGATTATCTCTTGCTGAGTTTTTCCCTCCTCTACCATTTTCTCTATATCTGCAAGGATATCCTCCCTTGGTGATTCTAATTCCTTGTTATTAGAAGACCCAGCAGGTCTCCCTCTTCCTGCAGTGGGATTCTTTATGGGAAGGATTCCCACCAATCTCTCTAAGTAAGATTTGAAGTTATCTACATCTTGTTGATTAGTAAGAGTTACTTCTACTCTTATTGGACCCTTATGCTGTACCTTTGGTCCCGAGTTCATCTCGGTATAAGCATCTACCAACCTATCTGATAAGGGAGTACCATTCTCTGATAAGGTAGTGATTCTTAATTTTGGTTTATATACTTCTTGTTCCATACACTGTTTCTTAGATAAAATAAAAGGCCTGAACAAATTTTATATTGCCAGGCCTTTCATCACATTAACGAATACTTAAATAACATTATGAGAGTTGGAGTTAATCTTCCTCTTTAGCGGCCTTCTTCTTTTTCTTGTCTTTCTTTTTGTCGGCCTTCTTTTCCTTTTTATCGGAAGCAGGTTTTTCTTTTACCTTTTCCTTTTTTGCCTTCTTGGCTTCCTTCTCCTCCTTGGGAGCATTACCTGAAGCAAGCTTTCTTTGCTCCATACGGTATTTTTTCTTTTCGGCAGAAGTCATTTCCCGACCATCGATAAGAGGATAATCGTATTTGGTAGCAGTTCTACCAGCAGATTTCTTTTCCTTCTTCTCTTTGTCTTCTTTCTTGCCGGATTTATCTTTTTCCTTCTTCTCATTGAGTTTTACCAACTTCTTGTTGTTGTCAGCATCCTTTTCTGGATAGGCAGCAGCAACCTTATCTCTTTCCTTGTTCAACTTGTTAACAAGTTCGGTAATCTTCTTACCATGTTTCTTGTCCTTGGTCCAATCTTTAGTTGGGTCCAACTTGTTCTCTTTGAGATAAGCATCCAAAGCTTTCTTTGCCTTTGTGAGTTCTGGAGTCTTGGATTCCGGTTTACTCTTCTTGTCTTCTTTCTTAGCCATTTTCTTAAAATTTTATGGTGAATAATGAATATCCGATTTACATAATACCATAGTTATACTTCCCTTATTTGGGTTGGGATTTCCTTAATTTCTAGGATATTTATTTCTACTCCCTCCATGATAGCCCTTACTTGCATGATGTCTACTATCTCTTGCTGAGTGAGATTAGTAAAAGTTTGTTCAAAAGTTTTTGTATTTACGGGAGTAGCTACTTGATAGGTAACTGTTAGTATGGTACCCTTTAGTTTATTAGTTAACCTGTCCATTAAACCCTTGAGTTTTCTTTTCAGATAATCTAATCTTAACTTATGCCTTTGCCAATCACCTTTCTTACCTTTGTTCAGGGCTATGCTCATTTGGTAGTGAGTGAACTGAATATCATTCCTTACTACCTTGATACTTGATAAGAGGGTTCTTATGTTTACTTCTTCCATTTTGGTCTTGGTATTACTTGGTTATTTACTTCCTGGGTTTCTTCTGAGAGCATTAATCTTGCCTCATTTATTATATCAATAGCAAGTTCCCTTTCATCTGGTCCCAGGTTTAATTGTTTATCTTCTAGTGCATCAGTATAAGTATTTATTAGATTATCTAATGCAAGTATTCTAATATTCTTTCGAATAGCTAATCTTTCTTGGTCCATACTGGTATAAAAATTAAAAGCCCACTACCTTCGCAGGCAATGAGCTTTTGGCTGAACAACGTCCTAAGTGTGAGTGAGGGGTTGTTACTACGTATAACATTAACTTTCTAAACCTAAACCATTGGTTTGGCGGTAATTAGAGAAAATAATCAGTCCTCAGATTCTTCTTCTGATTCCTCTTTGTTCTTCTTGTTCTTGGGAGAACAGATAACTCCGTGGTTCTTCTTTGACTTAACAGTCAGATTGCCCGGAACGAAGGAAACTGAAGTAGAGATTGGTTTACCATCAGTTACCAGAACAGAAGTAACCACTACTCCCTGATAACCCTCCTTATTCTTTACGGCATAACCGTAATTGCGAACTTCGGATTTTTCGTTGATGGCAATAACGTCAATCTGTTTACTGTTCGGACGTTGCTCTGCCGGTCTGTTTTTCAATGCCTCCTGACGAGCTTTACGTTTAGCTTCTTTCTCAGCATCTTTTTCTGCACCCTTTTTCTTGGTGTCTTCTTTTTTCTTTGTTGCCATGATTTCTATGGTTTTAATGATTAAAAATTTGTAAGTATAACTTCTACGTTTGGTAATAGTTAAAAGGGATGGAATTACCCATCCCTTAAATCTTGAATACTGTTACCAGGTTTACTTTTTTCCTTTTTTGCCTTTTCCTTTGGCTTCCTTCTTTGCCGGCAATTTGAGACCGAGTTCCTTGGCAATTGCCTTGCGGAGTTTCTCGATATCGTCTTCGTCAAAGTCGTCCGGGTCAGTTTCAAGGTCCTTGTCATCGCAGACATCTTCCAATTCTTCGAAGTCCATTTCGGCAAGAGCTTCAGCAGTCAGTTCCTCTTCCTCATCTTCTTCGTCATCGTCATCAGAGTCCTCATCGTCGTCTTCCTCTTCCTCGTCGTCATCGGAATCATCTTCGTCTTCGTCCTCATCATCCGAATCGTCATCATCGTCGTCAGATTCTTCCTCTTCTTCGTCATCGTCTTCTTCCTCTGAACCGAAGAGTTCTTCAGCTTCCTCCTTGGTGAGTTTGATAGGAGCAGGGATAATTACTACTGAACCATCTTCGTAAGTGATGATGATTGCACCATTGATTTCTTTTCTGGAAACTTCTTTCAGTTCCACTTCTTTTTTCTTCTTAGCCATTTTCGTAATGTTTAAGTTGGTTAATAAAATTATTTATATCACTCTGTTATAAGTTTCTTTGTTAGCTTAAGAAAACCCTCTAATTGAGCATGTGCATCATTATATTGTTTAATGCTATCAAGAGTTGTCTTTAATTCTTCTTGAGACTTAATAGTTACCGTTTCGGTATTAACTACTTGGTCAACCTGATTATAGGTAAGTATCTTAAAAGTCTTACCCATAAAAGGGTTTAATGGTTTATGTGTAACCAGGTTTGTTTTTGATAATTTATCATTCATTGCTGTATTGAATTTTAGTTATTCCAGGGATACCAACCTTTCCGAATACTTCGGTATAAAATTTGTATTTCCCTTTTTGCATTGTTTTATAGTTATCGGCTAATCTAACTGGGTATACCCAATATTGATTTTCTATCATCCGATTGGTCATTATGTAAGCATAAGCCTTTCGGATTTTTATATTCTCTAAAGGAACAAAGCATTGAAATAAGAGAGACTTCTTAATATGCCTTTCTTTGGGCAAATATCCCATAAACCTAATAGATGCCTCATCGAATATTTCAATCATATCCCTTTGTGCTTTGATAAATAGTACTTTCTGTATTGGGATATTCATTTTCTTTCTCAGATATAAAGCCAATGAACCTACCAATGGTGGGTACTGTAAGAATAATAGGTTGAATTTAACCTTCTCCTCTTGACTCAGCCTCTCGTAAATCCTGTAAGATAGAAGAATAGATTTGTAATCTCTTCTGCTTCGTATAGGCGGGAGATATGCCTTGCCGTTGTCCATAGAGTTTGATTGAGTATCTTTCATCGAATGCCTTTTTTCCTTTTGACTTAAAGACCCGGTGCATTTGAACCATGAATCTTCTTCGTCGGTGTTTATCAATCTTATATTCATCTGGTATTATGAATTTCTTTGCCCTAACGAATTTACCCTTAAACCAGAATTTAGTAGCTCCCCTTTTTAAGAGTTTACCATTCATGTCGGATAATTCTCTAATACCTTGTTGCAAGAGTTTCCTTCCAGATATAATATGAATATATTGTAGGACATCTACCCCATATAAATAAACCAGGGTAACCTTTACATGGTGTCTAGTAAAGTATGGTATACCAGTTAGATGTTTCCGATATAATTTCTTCTCGGTGATAATTTTATTGGTTGTATCTGGTCGCCATGTCCATATATAATATCTATCTGGAAGAATAGGCCCAATATTACTTTCCTTTAGCTTTACCATTGATATTCCTCTTTGCCATTCTATACCAAAGATTAATAGATTTCTCGTTTGCTTCAGGGAACTTCTTTTTCATCCTTCGAATAATTCTATCGATATCAAAGCCCTTTGCAGTTAATTCCCATACATAGGATTTCTTAGTACCCTTGATGAGATTAAATTCATCCCTTTCTCTGGGTGGCTTTTTCTCTCTTGGTTTCTTTATCCCGGGAACCCGTTTAGTTCTTCTTTGCCCGTTTTCCCCTTCTTCTCCGAGAAACCCAAGCCTTAATCGTGAATTCCTTAATGGGTCATCCTTCGAATAACCAATCGTTTCCAATTGTTTATCCATCCAATCATCATACTTATCAATTAAGGATTTATCTGGTCTCTCTTCTGAACTTTGAATGTAATGTAATAAATCAAATACTCCAGCAGAGCAGGCATCTGGAAAAGGCATACCCAATATAATGGCTTTCCTTTTCAAATCCTTGTAAGTCATGTTTCTCCCGGATGCTCCGAGAAAATTGGATTTCTCTTTGGATGGAGCTTTCAGGTCTTTTCTTTTCTTTTTTGCCATATCTATAATATTTTTAAGTATTCATTAAATTGTATGCAAATATAAAAATAATATTTTAAATAAAAATACATTCTTACTTATTTCTTATAAAAATCCGAGGTTTTTGCCCGGTCCACAGCAGTGGATTTGGGTTTCTTCGGTTTTTTATGTGTGTGGATATTATAGGCCATATCCAATTTCTTGATATTGAATTCTATGTTATTCACAGAATTATAGTTCAATGCTTTTTCCACACAGCATCTGTACTCAGGCCAGAATTTTTGTCCCAGTTTTACAGACTCGGTTTTAATCATAAACTTAGATACCATGAAACCAAAAGTATCGGCATCATCCCTGGTTTCGAACACATACATATAGAATCTACTAAATTCATCGATTACCTCTTGCAATGGTCTTACTGGCAATAATAAGTAACCATCTGTGTATAGCTCTTCTGATATTAAGGCTACCCAGTATTTCTTTTTGCCTGGTTTTACCTTATACCTAAACCTTTCTCTGAGTTTAGTGTGCATCCAATCTGGTACCCTATTAAGTAGATATTTGATGTATATCTTGTCCTTTTTATTCGAACGTCTTTTAAACGCAGAAGGCTGTTGTAGCATTCTTGGTAGTATTCTAAAATTATTCCATCTATCAAATTCAAGAATTAATCTTAGAGTATCTTTATCCCATTCATCCTCTGACTCTTTCAACCGTTTCATATTTCTCTCGATGTTCTTGGTATTTACCTTCGGGAGTAATTGAGCAGAATCTCCGGTATATAGGCTTGCTTCTTTCCTTTTTAACCGTTTCTCTAAACATCCTTCCATGTAATCTTGAAAGTTTCTTTCACAAGGACAGTCTGGTCGAAAGATAGAAGTGTGTTTCTCAAAAAAATCCGAGAACAGCCTAAAGAATTTCTCTGACCTTTCTCGGATTTCAAGATACTTGTAATGAGACAACTTTAAAATTTCACCAGCTTCCCATGAAGACTTACTTTCTGATAGTTGAAGGAATAAAGATTGTTGTTCTTTGTCTATTAAACAACTCCATGCTTTCTTTTGAGCTTCATTCATAACACTATCGTCTAAAGTTAATTAAATTATCTATCGCTTCACTGGTAATCTGATTTGGGTCAAAATCTCCCTGATTAGCATAAAGCTTATCTGGGTCATGGTTATAGTAAACACTGTAGATTACATTATCGAATGGCAACCATACCTCCATTCTTCCCATCTCTGGGTATATAAGTACTTTTACCCTCTTACATAGGTGGTCAACCTCTAATACCGTAGCATCTATCCCCTCATATGGATATCCTCTTAGTACTAAGTAATCTCCTGGGTTTACTTTGACTAAATCTTCAACTGAAAACCTTTTGTTCTCTTTAGAGAGTCTTCTAAATCTCCTTACTTCCTTTCTGCTTGCAGTAGCCACCAATGAAAAATCATCAAAGTCTTCACCATTATCAATCCTGGCTTTCTTTTTCCTTTGGTGCATTGTCTCTGTATTTCTCAACCAAGTTCTGATACCAGATATGTTTCTTCGTAACTTGTTGAGAAATGGTCTAGAGAATGCAAGTTCAGTGGGCATCTTCATAAAACCATAGTTGAATAATACTGGTACTTCTTCAAATATCATCTTACCTTTTATGGTTTTCTTCAATACACTTACTGTAGGGATAATCGCCTTAAGTTGGTCATACCCCTTTTCCTTGAGTTCTTGATTAATCCTATCGGAGTACTTTCTTTCGATATAAAAGATGCAATACGAATATGGGGTACGTTTCTTCATGGCTTAGGAGTTTTTAAGAATTAATTTTGCTTGCTTATGGATTAACTTATAGGGAGTTCTTAATACTTCACTAGCCATAAATACCATAAGAGTATTTCCAGGTACTTGTATATACATTACCCTATCAACATATTGGGCAATTAAATCCCCCAACTTGATACCTACAACGAAAAAGAATTCCTCTGCAGGCATAGAGTTATATCTCATACAAAGAATAGGCACCTTATTACCTCTCTTGGCATCTTTAGAGGCTTGTTCCCAGAATTTGAGTATATCACATCCTTTGTTACCAAGCAGTATATGTTCAAACTTAATCTCTTTGTAATTTTTACACTCAACTGATATCTTACATCTATGAGCATGTCTTTCATCGGTACAGGTAAGGTCTGAAGTAGAATCCTTATTCGAATGCCAAGCTCCCGAGCCTGCCCGATTTCTTTCAAACTTAAACCCGGTCCACTTAGTGAACCAGGCTCCTATTTTTCTTTCGAATTTGTTTCCTTTCTTCTTACTATTCATGGTGTATTGTATTTTATATACCATTATAGTAATTGGTACCTACTAAGGCCGTTGGTTTTTTCCACTTGCAGGATTTTCGTATTACCAAGAGGAAGTGAGTCTAAATGAGTGATTAAGAATAGAGTTTTATCTTTGAATATATGTCGTATCAGTGAAGTTACAACCTCAACATTATCCGAACTCAGAGATTCGAATACCTCATCTAAGAAAGCAAGGTTTATACCTTTAGATGCAGTAAGAGCTTCATTCATTGCAAAAGCCATTGCCACATTAACTAATTGTTTTTCCCCGCCGCTAAGTTCATCATAATCAATGATTTGCCCATCTCTTTCAATAAGAGTAACAAATTCTTTTCTAGCAGTTCCTAAATCTATATTAAACTCTATCCTAAAACCTAATACCTCTGCATACTTATCCAAGCATTTGTTTAAGAACTCAAGTGATGAATCAAATAGGTATGCCTTGATTCCGTTATTTCCCAAGGGGTCATTGATTAACCAATTGTAATTCTCTAACTCAGCTTCTTTGTTATGAAAGTCTTCATCAACTTTCCGTAAGTTTTTCCTAATCTCCCTAAGCTTTTGTTTATACTTGGGAGACATAACTTTAAGTTTCTCTGCTTTGAGCTTAGATAAATCCTCATCAACAGTAGCAATATCAGAAGCAATATCATCACATTCAGATTTTAGTTTTCTGTACTTATCATTAACACTACTTAATTCCTCTAACCTCTCTAAAGCCTCTTGATACTCTTTATCGTATTTGTCAAGGTCAGAGAATGCCTTATATATTGATTTAGCATCTCGCAATGCACGTTTGTAGTGTCCAGCTTCTAACTGTATTACTAACTCTTTAATTACCTTCTTAAGAGGTACATTAGATAAACTCTTAGCATCTTTTATCTTACCTCTTAAGTCCAAGATTACCTTATTCTGTTTCTTAATCTTTATCTGAATAGAAGCATCTACTTCATCCTTAATTTGTTTTTGTTTCTTTATAAGTAACGAAGTTAGCTTTTCTCTATCTTGCTTTAGTTCTCTCCGTTCTTCTTTTATACGTTTCTTAAAAGACTTTTCCCTGTCACGTAAATCAAAGTAAGCCTCTTTGTTAACCTCTAATTCCCTTTTAAGGATTTGAGATTGATGTTCTACCTCGTTTATCTGGGCAATTACATTATTCTTATCCTGCAAGGCAATGCCTTTGGCAAGGTTTAAGAATTCTAAGTCAAATACTTCTTCGAATATCTTTTTCTTATCTGAATTGGATTCTTGTATAAGTCGTTTGATACCCTGTCCGAACATAATTGAATTCATGAACAGAGTATAGGATAGACCAATCTCTCTATTTATTACGTCCTGGATTTTACCTTTGCCCTTTACATTGATAGTATCACCATCCTTGATAATAATAAGCCTATCTTTCCCTTTAGACCCATCATCAAGTAAACCCTCGTATTTCTGACAACGTATTACTTTATACGTATGAGAGTCTTTTTGAAAGTATACCTGGACTTTGGTACCTTGGTATTCTTTGGGTCTTATTTGTTTCCAAGTATTTACCTCAGATACACCCTTTAGGTTTTTCCCATATATTGCCCATACCAATGCGGATAAGATAGTTGATTTACCTTTCCCATTTGGTGCTTTGATTAGCATGGTACAGGTTGGGTTTAATTGTAAGTGTAGGGATTCTATTGAACAAAAACCCTCTACATCCATATTTAGGAATGTTAACATGATTCAGCCTTTTTAAGTGTTTCGATTAATAGATTAGTTTTTACCTCATCTTTAATACCTTTCTCTTTTAGGTATCTCTTTGCTAGAGTTTTCTTAGAAAGTTGCTTAGTAATCTTATGTTTGTTATTAACTGGAGTACTAGCTTTTTGAGGAATTATGGTATAATAATTGCCATCATCCTTGATATCTTCTTCGGATTCTACATCCTTGAATTTTGGGAAACCTTTCAGAGGTACAAATTCCATGGATAGGTCTTCATATATTTTCCAATATCCAAGTTTGCAATTCTTATCGGTTCTTCTCTGTTGGTTAGGAGCCCCAATCATATAAACCTTTTTCCCAAGCCTTTGAGGTTTATGTATATGTCCACATAATACCAAATCAAACCTATTCAAGGTATTCAGATTTAGGTTCTCTACAGAATCGATTTCCCTACCATCCGTATCCTTTGCTCCCGGGTAATCTGTATGAAGAAGAAGTATATGCTTTTTACTCTTATCTAACTTGAGTTCTGAAAGATACTTGCTTATCCCGATATTATTATCAATATACGGAACCCCATGCACTTCTATTTCTTTATGATATCCAGATAGTATACGAGTAGTGTAATCTATTATCTCTATACCATATCTCTCTACTGTATACAACCAGCTGTATGGGGGATTACCTACTCTACTTACTTTCTTAATATCATGGTTACCTGATATGGCATATATCCAAAGCCCTCCCAATTTATTTAGCTCATTATAAACTATCTCTGAAAGGTCTTGGTCCATGGTCTCTTCCTTATGAAATAGGTCTCCACAGAATAAAGCAGGACAATTGTACTCTTTACACACTTTCTGTATAATCGACAAAACCCTGAACGAATTCAGGGTCCTGTGGTTATTGTCATTGAACTTAGCCCAGAGATTTATGTGTAAATCTGAGAAAGCTACTGCAATTACATCTTTCATAATAAATGTCCTTTTATCTGACTGAGTCTGGTATTCAAATCCAATTGAGGTATAACCAAAGTTGGTATTTCCCAATCTGCAAGAAGTTCTCCCATCATTCCCGATATATGTACTTGATAATACCGATTAGTGATTCTTTTATGATTATCTTCCATATTCCAATCCTTATAAGTTGACATGCTTAATGGAAGGTATATTGCTAAGTCACATTGACTTCTCATAAGAGTTCCACATTTACAGAAAAAATCTTCTAATTCGCATTCAGGGAGATGTCTATCTTGTTTATACCAAAAGTAAGCAGCTAAATCTGCATAACTACGGTCTGTAACAAATGTTTCCTTATCCCTGAACAATCTATTTCTCAAAGTTAACAGTTGATAATCTGATTGTTGTAAACTCTTCGAACCAAGAGATAATAACTCTGAGTGAGTTATATCTTTAGTAGCGGGGAGTAAATCACTCATACTACCAGAGATAAAAGGAATCCCACAAATCTCTTCTACTGCTTTTGCCAATGTAGTTTTCCCTATACCTGAGGGACCTACAAACATTATTCGTTTTGGTTTAATCCATTCCATCTTGTAATTCTTTAAATGGTTTTATAAATTCATTTGTCAAGAATGATGCTAAAGAGTATTCGATACAAATAGCTTTGAACTTTTCGTATTTGAACTTCTTCTTTGTTTTGATAGGTAACTTGTCAAGAGGATTATGTCCCACAAAATAAAATAGGTCAATCAACTGCCTATTTCTTTCCCATATTTCTAAATATTTTTCTCGATTACTCTCATCCTCTAAGAACTTATGTATAGTTCCCTCATCAAGTATCTTCCTTGCTTTTACTGGCCCAATACCTGGGAACCCTGGAATATCATCGGATGTATCCCCAACCATTGCAAGGTATGATACAGTTTCATGTGAATGATAACCAAATAGTTTTTTGCAATTCTCCATCCGAATCATCTCGTCCTTCCTTGGGTTGTATATCCGAAGGTTATTACTTAGCAACTGATTAAAATCCTTGTCCGATGATATAAGTATCATTTTCTCGGATTGGAATTTTTTAATTGCAAGGTATGCTAAGAAATCATCTCCTTCATAGACTGTAGATTTTCTTTTATCGAATATATAATTAATTCTTAGCATACCCAATAACTTCATAATAATTGCCTTTTGACTTTGCAATGATTCGTAGTCTACGGATATATTCTTTCGGTGTCCCTTATAATTGGGTAACAGTTCCATCCTCAAAGGTGAGTGCCCATTATCGAATGATATATAAACATCATCAGGTTCGAACCTTGTAAGATACATGTGTAGTGATTTGAAAAATCCAAAGATTGCTCCACTTGGTTTACCATCAGTACTCTTAAGTTTTTCGAACTTGTGAAAAGATTGATGGAGAATATTCTCCCCATCAATCAATAATATTATTTTCTTACTCATCGTCTTCCTCCTCGTCTTCTGATTCGTTAAATGATTCATATTCTACCCCATCTACTGGATAATAATTAGTAGTCAGAGCTTCTAACTTCTTTCTAGTGGTACCAATAGTATTAATACCAGCTTTACGGAGTAGTTTACGACGAAGGTCATCGTCTTCCTCAAGAAGTTTTTGGAATTTCTCTTCTCCTCTTGCAAGTGTTTTACCTTTGAACTTATAAACCCCACCTGAGGATTTTTCAATAATGTCATTCTCTACTAAGACGTCTTCGAGTCCGAAACATCTATCAAAGCCGACTTCATGGAATTTAGGATTGAAGTATACCGGGCATTTAGAGATCGTTGGTCTTGGAGGAGCCACTTTATTCTTAATAAGTCGAATAGTAACGAGTTTGCCTGCTTTTCGTTCTTTACCTTTTTGCTTAACAGTAATGCTTCTACCAGAATAGAACGCAGCCCGGATTGAAGCATAAAACTTGAGTGCTGCTCCTCCAGTAGTTGTTGTATTATCTTTTCCAAATCCGACATTGAGTGCTGTTCTTAATTGGTTAATGTATATTTGACAAATTCCGAGTTTGTAGAAGAGTTCACTCCTGATACGGAAGTATTTATAAAGAGCCTTTGCTCTACCTCCCATCTCTGCTTTACCCTCTGCCATTTTAGCATCTATATTATCTGCACAGTCCATAGCAGCAATAGAATCGATTACTAAGAGTATCGGTTCATTATTAGTTAACTGAGAACGAAGGTATATTGCTAAGTCTGCTACTGCATCCGATACGTACTCTATACGGGTATCATTAATACAGGTTACCTTAGTTGGGTCTACACCATTAATCTCTGCCCAGGAATTCATCCAAGATTGTTCGGCATCTACCCATATTACGTGTCCACCAAGTTGAATTGTAGAATATGCAAAGTTGTATGCAATAAGAGACTTACCTGAAGATTCTTCTCCAGCAATTTCAATGGATTTTCCCCAGGGTATGCCCCCTCCGAATAAATAGTTGAGAGCAAAGAATGTTGAAGGTAACCATAAACCTGTTTCCTTAGTTTCTGATGCTACCTTAATCATCCCACCATATTTTTTCAATATCTCATTTTTGGTTGGTACTTTTAAACCTACTTTTGTTTTCTTTGCCATCTTAAATACCTCCTTTGTTTTTCAAAATACGAATTGCATCACGTAGTACTTCTTTTTCTTCGTCGTCGTAATTCATAAGAGAACTTTTATCGAAAACGAATTCCATAAGATTATAACCCAAAAATGGTACTTCAGTCTTCCTACCATTGGGGAGCTCTACCTTATTATACATCCATGATAATACCATATCGGCCATTATTGGGTCTATCAATTTTAACACCAATACGGGATTTTCATAAGCCATGGTATTATTTGTTAACCTTGCTTGCCTATAACCTTCCTGTACTCTCTCATGATATTCCCTTGCTTTAGCATAATCAAAATCTTTTCCTAAACCAAGTTCTTCACAAAATTTCCCTATTACATAGGACTTATCTTCATCGGATAATTTTTCCCATTGTTCTTTATCTACCATAATGTATTCTGTTTAAACTAAAGAAGGTGATAACAGAACGAATCTAATTACCACCTTCGAATGAAACCATATTTACTAACCCTTAAATATCCGACTTATATTTTTTCTTCTTTTTCTTGGGTTCCTCATCTTCCATGTAATGGTCCTTGTGAATACCCTTTTTCTTTTTCTTCTTTTTAGGTTCGTCATCTTCAGAGTCATGGTCCTCGTTAAGATACTGTGCAAGTAGTTTCTCAAGTTCATCATAATCTTTTATCTGAGAACGAACTATGTTTTCCAAGTCTACGTTACCTTGGTATTTCTTATCCAACTTAGTTGGTTTGCAAGCACGGGCAGAATAGGTAGTGTCCAATTTACCTGAACCAGAACGGATGATTTTAATATCGTATCCAGTTCTTGGGTCTGTCATATCACCAGCCTCATCTTCATCAAGGTAAAGGTCAATAATATCCTGATATACTGAGCGAGGTACTAAAACTCCCTTATCTTTCCCGTCGTAATCGAATTTAGTACCCTTTTCATCGGCATATACTGGTCCACCAATAACATACCTTCTTCTTGGTACAAGGTTCTTTGCAAGTTCCTTGTCATCCTCATCTTTGGAATTTTTCAGTTCTTGATACTTTTCCATAAATGGGCAAGGCTCATCGAAAGTAGCAGGAGATATAACTCCACCCAAATTACCTCCCAGATAGAATTGGATAATCTCTATACCCAATTCTTGGTCATCACCTGGGGATTTAATTCTCATGCGTAATGTACCTTCTTTGGGATATACCAATCCATTACCGTTTCCCTTAGACTCTAGCTGTTTTTTTCTAGCTAGCATCTTTTCCTTTGTAGAAAGTCCTTCTGAAGATACTTTCTTTTTCTTTTTGTCCTTGTCTTTTATCATAATATTAATTTTGATTGTTCGGTTCTGAGTATACTATCTCATTCATAGACAGTACCGTAAGATTGTTCTTCTCCAAAAGTTGTTGCAATGCAGGAGATAATTCATCTGTTGGGAATTCAAGTTCCTTGCCTGCATACAAACCATAAGTAACGATATTACCAATCTTTACCAAGTCCCGGTAGGTTTTGTATTCCTCTGTAATTTCTCCACTCTTTACTACCACTCCCTTACGTGGTACTCCCTCTTTTACTTGCTCCGGGATTATGAGCCCAGATTTAGTTTGGTTTACTTCTTTCGGTGATAGGATAAGTACCCGATTTTCGGTTGGGCATCCCGGTAATTCTTGATTGAATTTCTCAGCTACAAAAGTTGAGATAAATGACATTGAATAATTCATATTCTAATACTGTTTTTAAAAGTTAGTAATTGTTTATAGTTCAATAGGTTATCCCTTTCTAAGGTTTGCATTAATAGTTCTTAGTATATTTTCCCTTGATTCATAAGCTCTACATATACTAATGAACTTATTTGCTTTCTCTACTGCTTTAAGATGTCTTTCACATATAGAGGTATATTTCTTATTAAGATTTGCCTTATGAGATACGTAATCGTTATTCCATCTCTCATTAGCATCCTTATAATATATCCAAGCTTGGGAATAGGCTTCTTCCTTTTCCCTTGCTAGTAAGTCCCTTTCCCTTATATACTTATCTCTCAATGAGCATAAGATATAATAACTAGAGGGAGAATCTCGTAGCTGAGAATTAATGATATTCTCATTGATAGATAATTCCTTTTGTATATCTATCTCGATTGATTTTCCCTCAAATTTCACCTTCAGTTTCTTCAGTTCTATCTTCATGGACTTTCAGTAGGTTTTTAAAATCTTCTTTACTGTATTTGCCTTCTTGAATTGCCTTTGATACTTGAGCGAATGCTGCAAAGTAGGCCCTATCTAAACCTGGTAAGTGTAGGAGAGATTCATATTTACCTATTATATCAACTAAAGCTTTAAACCTTAAGTCGCATAGCTCATCTGAACCACCTCTATCTACCAATACAAGAAACGTAACCCAGTATATATGAACAGCATCTTCGTAAGCTAACTTGGCTTCATCATCGTTACCCATTACGTTAAATGCCAAGTCCTCTAATATTTTTAGATTGCCTTGCAATTGACCTATTTGTTCTTTTACTCGATTGAATAACATTTTATCCCTACCTGCTAACTTTAAGTTAGCTTTTGCCAGATAATCGAATAGCCCCTCTATTGAATATACCAAGCATGCCGATATCATATAGGTTAGGGATGATAATCTGTTGGCATCTAGCCTTGCTTTTTCCGCATTCGTCATAGTCTCATAATTTTATATTATTTATGTAGACATAGTATCCTCTTTCCTCAAGTTGGTAGTTGTTTTTGCTGAATCTGAATGCTTTAAGCTAATTTTACAATTTGGGCAATGTACTACTCTAAAGATACTATTGTCAGCAACATTATATACTCGTTCTGTTTCACTAGTATCATATTCAAATTCGCAATCACAGCAAGGACATTTAGCTCGCCATACCGTGGGCCCGTTCAAAATCTTTTTCATACTTCTTTATTTGTTTGTTAAACCTTTCCTTGAATTGCTTGATGTGAATATGCTTATACTTCTTATGTTCTTCCATATATTCCTCAACTGAGAAATCTGGTTGAAGCATCTTGTTATAATCATACCCAGGAATAAATGGTAATTCTTCTGCCATTGACCTACCAATAGTAAAGTCCATATCCATATCTACATCATCTACTTGGAAACCAAAGTATTTCTTTGTACTCGGATTACGTAGAATATTCCAGATAGTATATACTGTCCAGGTGTTTATATCTTGTGGCTTAGAATACATATAAACTGCATCATGAACTGTACAAGCTTCTTTCATCATTGGTAATTTGCCTTGTCTCATTAACCAGTATACAAGGATTGCTCCAAAGTTTGTCATATTTGCTGCAGCACCTTGACATGGGAAATTCAAACCTAATCGGATAGCATAAGCAACTTCTTGTTTATCGTTAGAATATATCTGAGGTAATCTTCTCTTAGTTCCGAATAATTGGGTGTAATAACCATTCTTACGTAAGAATTTCTCTTGCTTCTCTTTGAACTTAAGTATCTTTGGGTGTTTCTTAAAGAATTCATCCATTTCCTTACGAGCTTCTTCTTTCGAAACTATAATACCAGCTTTTGGGTCAGATAATTTAACTGCTAGAAGAGCATCACCAATACCATAGATAAGTCCAAAAGCAATTTGTTTAGCTTGCTTTCTCCTTACCTTCCATAACTTATGGTCTGGGTGTGATTCATCCTCATATATTTTAGAAGCTTCTTCGATTGGTACCCCATACTTTGCTGCTGCTATACCAAGGTGAGGGTCTACTCCCTTAGCAAATGCTTCAAGATAAGTTTCATCACCAGATAAGTGAGCCATCATTCTTAACTCTGCTTGGGAGTAATCAAATGCCATGTATAAATATCCGGGAGGAGCAACTAATTGTTTTTTGATATTGGGGTCTACAGATGTCTTTGGTATCTGCTGCATGTTTGGGTCTGCAGAACTAAACCTATTAGAGTCAGTACCATGTATATTATATCTACCGTGTAATCGAGAGTCATCCTGTACTTTCTCCCACCATCCGTAAATATAAGTTTTATACATCTTCTCTAACCCTCTAAGTTCCAATAACTTGTCGAGGAATATTGCTTTTGGTGATTCTGGGTTTTCTACCTTAAGCCTGAGATTAGTTAAAGTTTCCTCATCTGTACTTGGTTTACCAGATTCATTATCCTTGATTACCTCAAAATTAAACCCATGCTTTGAATACATAAGTGCAGGCAAATCAACTGGACTACCAAGGTTAATTGGTCTTATCAAATCCTGTTCCTTTTTAGTTGTGAATATACCTGCCTTGATATTAGATATCTTCTGTTCCCTTGATGCAATCTTTCGTTTGTCTTTTGGGTCATTATAATCTAACTCTTCAAGTTCTGCTTGGATAGCTTCTATGTACTTATCAATCTTAGCCTGGTTAAATCTCTTTTCGAATTTCTTAACTCTTGGCAAGTCATATATTGCTTGTCTAGCAGCATCAATCTTTGGTTTATATTCTTCCAGAAGCTTTTTATTGAACTCAGTATCTACATATAATCCTTCTTTCTCTACGGAAGTAAGTACTCGAGAATTACACATAAATAAATTACGAAATACTGAATACATTCCCAAGTCAATTAACTTCTTCTCAAAGAAGAGCATTAATCTCAAAGTATAATCAGTATCTTGACATCCATAATGGCAAAGTGGGTCTAATTCTTTTTTATCCCAGGGTATCTTATCGAAAGCATCCTGCTTTTCATAATTACCATATTCTGGCAAATACCTTCTTACCATTGATTTTAGGTCATGTGGTTTTTCTTCATTGAGTACGTATTTTGCAAGCATACCATCTAAGCAAGTACCCCTATAGAATATTTTATACTTCTGATTTATCTGGTCATCAAATTTCCAGTTCCAGGCAACCTTAACTACATCGTAATTTTCGATTACCTCTTCCCCAAACTTCCTTAACATCTTTTTCCAATTCCATCCTGGAGCAGTATATTCTTTAGTCTGAAAATGGTCTAAAGGTATAGAAGCACCAAATCCTGGCATCCAAGATACTGATAAGATTGTTGGTTTAAAAGATTTGTTGTATATGGGTTCTGCATTGGTTTCATAGTCACAACAAGCATAACCCGTTGCTATACAACAAGCAATAAGTCGTTTGAGTTCTTTCTTGTTTCTTATTATCTTATATCTTGTCTCCATAATTATAAATAGAAAAAGGGACATACCTACCAGTAGCAGATACATCCCTCTTAATTAGTATTTATCTTGTAAATCTTCCAAATTAGAGCTCAAAGCTAACCAATCCTTCTTATAAGCATGGAGAGAATCGATAGTATGATACAGATAACCGGGTTTAATTCCAACTTCTTGAGCAACATATTCCATAAGTCTCCATGCAAGGTATACGTCATTACCAAAGTGAGTAACAAAATCTGAACTCCTTTGGTGATAACAGATATGTAATACCTTTTCTCCCTTACCATTCTCTCTGATAAGGAAGTCATAGTACATAGAACATGGGATACGTTTGCTACCATCGAGATACCTTAAGTCTGAACCAAAGAATATTGGGAGTACTGCTTTCCGAGTATCATTATCTCGTTTAAGCAATTCAATAACAGCTTGTAAATGAGAATCTGTGTTAAATGGTAAATTACCCTCAATTGGAAATTGTTTCCAAATTCTCTCTGGGTAGGTATAATCAAACTTACCCTCTACCAAGAATTGTTCCCATAAGTCTTTTCTCAATTTCCAAGCATCTCCCGGATTACTGCCGTACCAACCAATTCTTTCCTTAAGTTCGGCATCTGCCCATTCTTTTGACTTTGAGAATATAAACAACCATATTGGGTCTCCCAAAGATGTCAAGCAATATTGTTGGCAAATTACTTCCTTGGTTATAAAGTCATCATTACCCTCTATGACTTTATTCTGATAGGTCTTTGGTTTTACAGTTTGACCATAACTGTTGAGCTCTCTGCCCAATTCAGACATTAGCTCGAATGAATTACTGAATATTCTCATTGTTCTTCTGTTTTAAGAGTTTCTT